ACTGCTCGACATTGAGCGACTGTTTGAGGGACTTGAGCGGCAGATGAAGGGATTCGAGGTGAGAGGATGATCGTTTCCTTGTATCAAGATACCGAGAAAGCTCTTATAAGAATCGCAAACACGGTGCTTAGTGAGACGAGGCAGGCGACCTTTACCGCTGATGCAAATTGGGAGGTAACGCATTACGGGATGATGGAGACTGCCGGAGGACCCTCGATACTCGATCCTTTGCGTGAGCCCGTAGCGATTGATAAGGGCAATTCCCTGACTCTCGACCTTAAAAACGTCAGATTTGAATTTACAAAGACCAATGATGACGTTGCTGAATTACATTGGCCTGACCTGATCGACCAATGACCCTCCAACGCAAAATCCTTGATCTAAAACTCCAAGCCGCTTTAGCCGCGAAGCACGCTAACTTCTGGCAACGGACTATTGATACTTACGGTGAAGATCGCGCAACCGCATTCTATACGCATCTTGGCCTCAACCATCTTGAATCCAAGTCCTACGAATGGGAAGGACTCACCCTCTCACGCGAACCAAAAGAACACGAGAAGATTGCAGTCAAAGGAATACACAACGCCCAAGAGTCGGCAAAGGAATCAATAGGAACTGTCTTGCTGCAACTGCGTACAGATCTTATCACTAACGGATTGAAGCGCATTAAGAAGCTGAAGCCTGCAAGTTATCATGAGTTGGTCTTGCAAGCGCCGGACGAATTCAGGGACGATCTTAGTGAGCAGTTGGTTAAGGTTCACCGGCAGGGCCGATTACTGGTAGCGGCAGAACTCAGCACGAAGGCAGCAGTTGTTGACGATGACGACTTTGACGAACTCAAAGATCTCCTTGACCTTACCACCAGCCGCGTCACCAACGATGTCCAGTCACGTCTCATTGACTCTGTAGCCCGTCACTCCCTTTTAGGCCAGACCGGAGCCGGATTAATCAACGCAGTGACTAACGAACTCAACTCAGGCTCAGTGACGTACATCGATCGCGCTGCGAGAGGATTAGCCAATCGAGTTATCAATATCGGACGCGGAGATGAGATGGAAGCGCGAGCAGATGAAATAGATCGATATGAGCAATCAGCCCTGCTCGACTCCAACGTCTGTGATCCCTGCTTGGCTGATGATGGTAAGACCGCAAGCGATCCCGATGACCTTCCAGGTGGGCCGAATCCAGACTGCTTAGGAACCGACCTTTGCAGATGCTTCATTATCGCCGTTGCGGTTTAAATCTACGTACTCAATCTTTCCCTCGACTGAGCCTTCAGGGCCGCTACATCCGAATCCCGCTGTTGCTATCGGACCACATCCAGCCTTAGGGACAAATCCCGCCTCTCGCTCGGCAACGATGAATTCTGATTCAGAAACCTGTTGCCACGGGCCGTTGTTGCGCTTGATGAAATACCGAGAGAGCGCGCGCTCTTATTCGCCAATTACTTTCAGATCTATGTCGTAGTTGTTCATCCCACAATCCAATCCAGCAACCTTCTCATCCAGCTTTTCTTTAGTTGGTAATAGAGTTCAGCGTTTGTCATTTGACTACCTCTCCAATTTGTTTCAGCGCCTCTTGCGCTTTCTCTAGGCGGCGTTTCTCAATCGTGACGTAATCCCAGACCGCCTCGTCACGAGTGGCGAATATCGAGCGAGTTCGCCAATCGATATCTTTGCCCAAGCGGTTGACGTGGCCCCAAGGGACATAAGTGCTTGTGTCTTGTCCGATAATGTATCCGTCGCCACGAACGCGAAGTTGTACTGGTAGCACTCCAGATGAGTTGCGAGTGGCCTGATAGCAAATTACCGATCTAACCTCAGTAATATCACTCATAGATTCTCAGCCCTTCCTTGGCGCTTTCGGCCCTGGCTTCTTATTCCGAGCCTTGATAAGTTGATACTGTTCAGGGGAGTAGAGGTTGCTGGAGCCGATCACCATAGCAGGCTTCATCTTCATCTCTTTGGCAATCTGGCTCACGCGATCAGGGGAGATCCGCTGTCGCTCAGCTATCTGTCGAGTGGTTAGTAGTTCACTGATGTCCATAGATGCGGAGGGTAAAACAGAATTACTCCGCGTGTCAAGTGTGATTTAGCTTGCGCAGAGAGACTAAGGGCGAGTATAGTGGCTCCCTATGACCATGAATGTTTTCAGACTCCTTCGCCTGATGCTATGCGCTGAGATGGTCTGCTTTATCCTTCTTGCGGCATGGCAGATTCAGCGCGGGCAAACCGCATGGCTGATAGTTGATGTTACATTAGCGACAGTCTTCTTGTTTATGGCTATGGAGTCCAACCGATGAGCGAGCGTGACGACAAGCAGTATAAGTTCGGCGCCATCGTTTTGATGCTGCTTCTTATGACATGGATAGCGTTGATAGGAATCACTGCGATTCAGTCAGCCGATATCCGCGACCTCCAGCGCCGCGTCGGTCAACTAGAGGTACGGGATCAGTGAAATCTAATTCCCACCCGGACGACTAACGGGCTTGAAGGTGCAGCCCGCGTTTGTAATACAGTCGATAGTGTCTTGGGCCTCTTTCCATGCGCAACTGGTCGGAGAATTACCTTGCAGGATACAGATATCGTAGTTAACGCGACTGGTGAGACGGCAGAGATCGGCGATGAGATCGCAGTCGGATGCAGCAGCAGTAACTTTGGCTGAAGGTGAAATGAAAGCGCCGATGGCGATTACGAGTACAAGTAGAGCGATCAGTTGTCGGGTTAGTTTACGCATTTGGAGAGAGTGTCCTTTACTGAGTTGAGTTGTCTAATGGAACGGGGATGAGGATAGCATAGAACTGCCAGAGATGTCCTAGCGTGGCTGGGACTAGTTTGATAATTTGAAATCTTGCGCGGTCATTGAGGAGCACTGTCTTGGAATATGAAAGTACGCCATAAGACCGCATGGACGTGACTCGCCGCTGGTACGGCGTAAGTCGTCACGGCACGGAGCCGCCTTGACGGTGAGCGACCTGAGCCGCGCAAGTCCGCAGTTGACGTTGAAAGACGTGTGCTTTGAAGTTAACACCTTGGCGCTGCTCCGTAACCAGTCGGAGACAACTGCGGTAACTCTTTGACATTCTCCGTCTCGTGCCGTGGCGGCGTTAGCAGACAAAACCCTCAGAAGGTGCGATCCTGCGAAGTGCAAGCTTGCTAGGAGTAAACAAGGGCTAAAGATGAGTTGGCAAAAAGACGCAAAAGAAAAAAGGGATGAGCTGGTAGGTAGATATCCAGATCGTGCGTTTGGCAGGGTTAACGTATTCCGATTGCTTGATTTCGTGTACGCGTCGGAAGACGAGGGGGATTACGCGTGGCTTAGGCCGATTGTAGACGTTAAAGATTTAGGCTGGCGGGCTTTCAATGGGCCATCAGTGTGACGAATGGGAGATTGGCACGCCGGAAGACGCCCGCCTTTTGATGCTTGACCTACAGGCGGCGATTGACTATTGCGCAGAGGTTGATAAGGGATGAACTGGTCCTTCTTTCAGCGCCGCGTCTGCCTGACAACTCTCGACAGCGAGTGGCAACTAGCACAGACTGAGCTCCGGCGCGTCGGTCTTGAGGTTGAGAAGTTCCAGTCTCTCCCTGACATTGGCCCACATCAATCATTTAATAAGTCAGAGCGAGAGATACTTTGTCAATTCTATCTCTCGGACGCAGAGACACTACTGCATCTCGAGGATGATTGCGTGTTCAGAGAGTTGGGCCATCTGGAGCAGGCGTTGAGCGAGTTACCTGACGACTGGGACATCGTCTACCTTGGAGCGAATCTCGTTTGCTGGGATACCGGAGACGAGTCCGCGCCCTTACCACCGCAACGTTATTCACCGCACCTGTTTCGAGTTTTTGAGGCGTGGACTACCCACGCAATCGGGTATAATCGGAAATGTGTTTACGATTTTCTAGCTAAGCAACCCGCTCTATCCGAGATCATGTTTGATAATTGGCTATCAACGAGACTGCCTGAGCTGAATGCGTTCTGTGTGGCACCGATGGTTGCTTATCAGAGACCGCGATGGAGTTCTATCTGGCAGAAGAATGAGATTGATGACTATACCGCAATCTTCGAGGCGAGCGAAAAACGATTGGCCTAATGCCGTGCTCTACAGGCTCACGTCTCCATCAGGCGCGGTATATATCGGCCAGACTCGGAACTTAAAGGCTCGCTTAGCGAACTACCGCTCAATAGCCAGAGGCAAGGGTGGGGACGGTGGCAGGCACCAGCGTCTCCTTGCGCGCTCACTGATGAAGCATGGCATGGAAGCGCATCAACTTGACGTGCTGCACACAATGCCTGTCGATATAGCACAAGAAGCGCTAGATAGCCACGAGATATACGCAATTCAAATGCACAAGAACATGGCGAGCATTACACGCATTCTGAATTGTTCTCGCGGCGGAGGCGGCACAAGGCCACATACTACGGTACGGCCCCTGTCCCGGCCAGAACTGCAAGGCGAAGGCCACCCGTTAGCAAAGCTCAGCACGTCGGACGTAGTGGCTATTAAGGAAAGTTATAGATGGGGGTCGTCTGAGTTTGGGCAATCCGCACTGGCTAAGCGCTATCGCGTCAGTCCGCGACTGATTCACAGCATTATCAAAGGAAAGGCGTGGGCGCATATCAAAGTCGCGTGCTTAGAAGCCGACAAAACAGCGTCTCGGTTATCGGTGTTGGATGCCTCAAAGATCCGAGAGCGTTATGCGTCAGGGCAGTGTACGCACCGATCCCTTGCTGCTGAATATCACACAAACCACCAAACCATAGGGCAGATTATTCGTAACCCAGATTGGGGAAAACTTCATGCAGCGCCTATATTTGAGGCGAGGTTAAGATGAATCAGCCCACACTAGAAAAAATAGTAGGCGCTATCGCGTGGACCGATAGTCCATTTGAGACCATGAACAAGATCATCATAGCGCTCGCGGAACTGGCCAAACGTAAGGGCGCGACAGAAGAGGAAATTGCCAACACGGCGGCAGAGAGTGTTGGATACAAAGACTCCAAATGACCACCCATCTCGTTACATTCTCAGATTCTCAAATGAGCCGAGCGCGGGAGTTGTGCGTTTTAAGCGCACGACATCACGGTGTAAAGATTGTTTACGAGTATGACCGTAAAGGTGTTGCCAGCGCTTTCGTGGGTTACGAGGCAATTTGGAATAATCCTAAAGGTTGTGGTCTATGGGCCTGGAAGCCGATGGTAATCTCAGCTACGCTCAATAAGATCGGCCTGGCCCGTACAGCGTTTAACGTTCGGAATCCTAACGACTACCTTATATATAGCGACGCCGGAATCGAGTTCGTCAACAACGTCAACTACATCATCGACCGCATGGATCAGGACATCTTTCTATTCGGAAATAATTATGAGCATGCACATTGGTGTAAGAGAGATATTGTTGATGTAGTGTGGCCCGATGATGTGTATCTAAGCCCAAATCTCACCGAGCACTATCGTAACGAGGTAATCTGGCGGCGCTACGGCAAGCAGTGTCAAGCCTCGGTAATCTTCTTCCGTGTCTCTGACTACTCAAAACAGTTTGTATCTGAATGGTTGAAGTGGTGTCTCTTCGAAGGTGGAAGACTGATAGATGATTCACCATCACGTGCGCCTAATCATCCTGAATTCAGAGAGAACCGACACGATCAAGCAATCCTTACCACACTGGCGTACAGAGAAGGCGTGAGACTTCACTACTGGCCCGCGTCCTACAATGACGGAGCATTCACTTACGAAAAGTTGCCAGAGTATACGGGAGACGATTATCCGATCATGTTTAACCACCACAGAAAGAGGAATCACGAATGGGCCAACGCGGAATAATTAAAACAATCCTACGTCTCATAGGCATCTCAGAAGCGCCTACAGTCCCGATTATACAAGGCGCAGGATGCCCTGCGCCTCACGAGCAATATCCAGAAATCTTACACTGGCAAGCGGGTGACGAGATTAGAAGCGAGTCGGCCCATAATAATTTCTGGTTCAACCTGATTTCAATTACAGAGGATGGCACAGTCTTCGGGAAAGAGCGGTTGAGCGATCATAAATGTAGTAAAGCGCTTTGGGTTGTCATGCGGGATGGCACAAACCTGACGCTGAAAGACCGCATAATTAACGAGCGGCTAAAACGGTCTAATGAGTACATGGATCTCTTACGAGAATTCAATGCGGCCTTCGCTGAACTTCAGGAGAGAGATAGAAAGCTAAGGCTAGTCGGTTAAAAATGATCCAACCCATTACACAATCCCGCTGGCACGAAGCACAGGCGGCAGAACTAACCGCCACGTCTTACGAGCGCGAGAACTCACGACGGGCTTATCAGCACATCTTTGACTATCTCGGGATGTCTCTCGATCAACGTGACAGGTTCGTTATAGAGATCGGTTGTGGTCCTTATCCAGCGATGTTGTTTTTTGCCGCATCAGGCGTGCTCTATGAGCCGTTGTGGTTTGATGAGCTACAGGACTTGGTGAGCGATGGTAATAATAAAATTATCTGGTATCAATGCCCATTCGAGGATACACGTTACGCGCCCGTGGTTAGGGTAGATGAGGTTTGGCTTTTCAACTGTCTCCAACACGTCCGCGATCCCGAACTCGTGATTACTAAAGCCAAGGAAATCGCGCTCGTCGTTCGATTCTTTGAACCCGTCGATTATCCGACTTGTGTTTACCATCCTCATACATTTACAGAAGATGACTTTAGACGCTGGTTTGGCAATTCAGTGAAGCGCTACACAGATCGACTACCGGGATTCTTTGATGCTGATTGTTGTTATGGAACTTGGAGGGCGGAATGAACGAAAAGGACGAACTCTTAATCGCGGGCATTATCCGCACATCAGGTAAAATGTGGCAGGAAAGCCGCGACCGTAGCAAGCCAATGTCAGGCGTCGTTATCTGCGTTGACCCTGAGAGAGCATGGTATTTAGAAAGAGTCGCAAACTATCAGGGCGCTCTTGGCGACTTCGATGGATGGATCGTTGAGGAACGGCCACTGAGAGCCTGTGATGCTGCCGACTTTTATGCGTCGTTTGGGAACCACTGGTACTACTGGTTAGGGGCGATTATAAGTAATGCTCCGCTGCGGGCCTACATTAAGAACGGAAGGTATGAAAGCTGGACGATTAGCTTGGACGTCCGCGAAGAGGCCAAGGCGGAGCCCGATGCTTAGATTCTTACACAAATACGGCTTCAACTTGCACAGCCAAAACCTTGAAGATGGTGTGCTGGCAGAGTGTTTGCATCGCCTTGGGTTTGTTGGTAAGCAGGATTTAAATGCCACAACCATAGATCCGTCACTGCGGAACGGTTACGCGGTTGAGGTAGGCGGCAACGATGGCGCCTGGATGTCGAATATCCGGCGGTTATTGGAATTGGGCTGGAGTGGCTTATACGTAGAGGCGGATTATAGTCTCCACCTCAGATGTGAAGAGAACTGGAGACACGATCCAAGCGTGCGCTGTCAATGCTCCTGTGTGGACGGACGCAACATCAACGCCTTCGTTGACGAGCGCTGCGATCTCGTAAGTTTGGATACCGATGGACACGACTACGAGATCTTCTGCGGCATGAAAGCACGACCCAAGATCGTCATCGTGGAAATAGACTCGAGCATTGAACCGCCAAGCGAGCGCGTTAACTCAGATGGCGGCGTAGGGTATTGGACGATGACGGTTGCAGCACTGGAACGCGGGTACTTCGTAATTTGCCACAGTGGAAATTTAATTCTATGCAGGCAGGACTACGGCCATCTCTTCCCTGAGTGTGAGCTACATCCGTTACTGGAGTGGGAGTTGTATTTCAATCGGAGTTGGTTGTAATGAAGCATATCTCAGATCAGGACAATCAACTGGTCATTGCACTGCATAATGCTTGGAGCCGTGTTCTTTACTTCGTGAAGATTGGCCCATTGCCAGCACTGAAACATCGGCATCGATTCCAACGCTGGACAGGATCGCGGAATTTGCTTTGCTGGTGCGGAGCCGTCAGAATTCCGGGATTTATTCCGTCAACGCCGTCTATACCAAAGCCTCCGCGTCGCTACGTATGAGCACCACCTACATCGCAGGCCATACCGGACTCGTAGGAAGCGCGTTACTGCGGCGGATTCCTAATGCGATAACGCGTACACGACAGCAATTAGATCTTTTGGAACAACCTGCCGTTGATAAGTTCTTCGCACGGAATAAGCCTCAATATGTTTATATTGCGGCGGCAAGAGTGGGCGGCATCCACGCTAACAACACCCGGCCTGGATTATTTATACGAGACAACTTGCTGATTCAGACAAATATAATTGATACCGCATGGGCCACGGGCGTCAGCAAGCTTCTCTTCCTCGGCTCCTCCTGCATCTACCCGCGAGACGCGCGGCAGCCTATGACGGAAGACGCATTGCTCACTGGTCCGTTGGAGCCGACAAACGAGCCCTACGCGATAGCAAAGATCGCTGGGTTAAAAATGTGCCAAGCCTATCGCAAGCAGTACGGGTTCAATGCGATTAGCGCAATGCCTACTAATCTTTATGGCCCAAACGATCACTTTGACTCCGTTGACGCGCATGTAATCCCGTCACTGATGTCAAAGCTGTACCGAGCCGCAGTCAACGAAGAGCCGCATGTGATGCTGTGGGGGACCGGGCGAGCCAAGCGCGAGTTTTTACATGTAGACGACCTTGCGGATGCCCTCATAATGCTGATGGCCGACTATGACGAAGAGACTCCGATCAATGTCGGCTCAGGGCAAGAAGTCACCACTTACGAACTTGCTGACATCATTAGAGAGATCGTTGGCTATCGCGGTGCGATTAACTTCGACCGCACTAAGCCTGACGGTCCACCGCGCAAGCTGGTTGATAGTTCCCGCATCAACTCCCTGGGCTGGCGTGCTAAAATCGATCTCTATGAGGGCCTACGCTCAACCTTTGACTGGTATTGCGCACGAGTGGGAGCAGTACGAGCAAGGTGAGGCATGGTGCGTTAACTGTGGAGTAAATAGTATTCATTATGATAGTGACATTTGCAGCGCTGGGGAGGTACGGACGGTGGGCCAACGCGCTCTACCAGATCGCCTCGACAATCGGGATAGCACGACGGAACAATGCGATACCGTTATTCCCTGAATGGCGCAACTGGGACCATCGTGAGCGATTCAACTCCACCGAAGACATTGACGTTGAGAAGTATTTCGAGAATCCCTTACCCCGTTATGATGGACCGCCATTACCTGACAGGTTCGTTGACTGGGGATTTAGAGACGAGATCCTGACTGAGAGCGCCAGCCTATCAGGTCACATGCAATCAGAGAAATTCTTCTCACACGCGATTGACGAGGTTCGTTGGCAATTGCGCATGAAAGACGAGCCACCGCAGAATGACTACGTAGCAATTCATTGGCGCGCGGGGGATTACAACGACGGCGAAGGTTATCATCCGCGACTGACAATGGATTACTATCGTCCCGCAATGGAAGAGTTCCACGGTGCAAAGTTTCTCGTCTTCAGTGATGACATTGCAGGAGCGCGGCAAATGTTTGGCTCAGGAGTTGAGTATTCCGAAGGGCGGGATTACTTGGAAGATTTCAAGTCGATGAAGAAATGCAAACACTTTATCATCGCCAACTCAAGCTACTCCGCAATGGCCGCAGTGCTGAGCGATGCGCCGGATAAGCGAGTGATTGCGCCGAGGCCGTGGTTCGGACCGAAGTATACGCAGTTGAGGGCGGATGATATTTATGGATCGGACTGGAAAATCATCGACTGGCGGTGAGTGGCGGGAGATCGCAAGCGCCCCTCTACCCGCTGGCTTATCTGATGAAGAAATTGAGCGGCTGCTTCAGGTGGTCGAGGCCGAATGTCAGTCAGTATTCTTACGGTTTATGGATGAAGAGATATGAACGCCCTTCAGCCACTACCGCAGCATGAACACGCCGCCATCCTTGAACTCGTGCGGGCTAACGACCTGCCTGAATCGCAACTTGCCTGTCATATGACGCGCCAGCAGGCGAGCGGACGCGGGCGACATTCGGAGCGGGGCGGTTTCTCAATTCTGAGCGGACAGGAATTCAATATCAGCTACAACCTCATGCTCTGCGAGTACTGCAGGAACCTTGAACCGAGAGCGCATTGTCCGGCAAAGATGCGCGAGTTGGCGCAGAAGTGGCTACACGAATAAAGTCCCACGCACAAATGTCCTTGCAAATGTTTAACCAAACTGTGCTAAACTCCGCACGGAATGAGCGACACAGAAATAGTTAAGGCCATTACCTTGAATGCCGCGATGGCCGTGGTGCTCAGTATGGTTGGCCAAAAGGACAAGGCCCAACTATTCATCGCTCACTCAATTTGCCTTATTGCCGCCAATTACGCCGCCTGTAAACGGTGGATGGATGAGCGGACAAAGCAGCAGTTAATCGTACAATGAGCCAGCAATCCCCTAAACCTGAATCCACGTTGATGAATTCGCGGGATGTCCCTTTAGTCAAACCGGACACGTCTCCGCAGAACACCAAGCAGGAACTACAAAAGATTGAGCGGCAATTATACAACCTGATAGATCGGGTTAAGGGGCTAAGAGAGAAGACCGCGTAACTTGATAACCACTTAGCGAGCCACGAAGCACAACGATGCTTACCGCCCGCCTGATTCCTAACCGGGAGTCATGGCGGGTTTCGTATTTTTCTGGAGCCTTCAAGAAATGGACATTGAGCGCAAGTTCATCGACCTGAAAGACCTGACGGTCTCAGATGAAGGTCCGGGCCATATCTCTGGCTATCGAGCAGTCTTTAATGAAATTGACGAAGGCGGGGATCTCATCGTTCCCGGCTTTTTCAAGGACTGCATAACCGAATACCTGGAGGCGGGATTTACAGCGCACTCGCATGATTGGGATTTTGATAAAGCGGTTGGTTATCCGATGGTTGCGAAGGAAGATGACCACGGCTTCTTTGTCGATTCGGAATTTCACTCCACGCCTGACGCACAGGCGGTTCGCACCAAGGCAGTTGAACGTAAGAAGGCCGGCAAGCGTGTGGGCTTCTCGTTTGGCTATTCGGTGTCAGATAAGTCCTATATCGAAGCCAAAGACTACAAAGAGCAGTTGCCGCTCTACGTGAAAGCCGAGCGACTGCAAGCAAATCTACAAAAGGCGCAGAAGTTCGATCGCATCCGCATCCTGAAAAAAGGCGAAGTGATCGAAGACTCAATAGTCACGGCACCAATGAACAAGCTGGCAATGGCGACTGCGGTTAAGTCCATCACCAACGAGTCGAAAGGCATGCTTGCTGAAGAGATGGCCCAAACAACGCCTTCCACGTGGGAAATTGACTCAGCTCTGCGCCGTGTCATCCGCAAGATTGCCGAGACCGCGAAAGATTCTAATGTGACTGGCGTAGTAATGGACTGGAAGGCGAAGGTCGCGGAAGCGTTCAACGAGTATCCGCCCACGATGATCCCGTTAGTCACGGCACAAATTGAAGAATTTCTAACCAGTTCTGATGACGAGTTTTACCTCAAAGAGATCACGGCATCCGAATCCTTTGAGTCCTTCGATAAAGCGGCACCCGCTGCGTTGAAGAAGTTTATCGAAAACATGCAGCGTAACCACGAAGCCCGCGTAAAAGAGGGCCGCGTACTCTCGACTTCAAATCGCGCCACGGTACAGAAATGCAAAGACTCCCTCACGGCACTCATGGGAGATCTCGACGCGCTACTGGCTATGAGCGAACCGAAGCCTAAAGAAAAAGAGATCGACGTGGATACGCTAAGGACTCAATCGCTACGCATGCAGAGTCTCGCTATTCGAGCACTCGCGTAGCTCTCGACAGAAGGAGCAAAAGATGGCCGAAGAGAAAAAAACAGCCACGCAGGAACTCAAGGAACTGAAAGACGCAGAGCAGGCTTTTTGGGCAAAGCAAGGTTCGGAAGACCCTACTACCGAACAGAAAGCCGAACTTGATACTCGCTGGAAACGAATCGAAGAGTTGGTTGCAGAGGTTGACGAAGAGAACAAGTACGCGGATCGAAAGAAGCGCCTGAAGGCAATTGACGATTTCCTCAAGCAGCCCGTAGGGCGTCCTGATTTTGGCAATCTCGGCGGCGACGCTCAGCCTGAACTCAAAACGATGGGCGAACTGCTCATCAACACGCCGGACTTTAAGGCGTGGCGTGCTCAGATTGCCCCTGAAGGTAAAGAGATGGGCACGATTAAGTTTGGCAGATCACCAGATATCAAGCCGGCAGATGTAGGCTTAGGTGATTTGTCATTCAAAGACCTCGTGATGACCGTACCGGGAACGGCTGGTGGCTCGCTTATCCGTCGTGACTATGGTCCTTGGCCGATTGACTTGCCACTGCGCGAGCCAAGTATTCGTGACGTGATTACGATTCTCCAGACAGGCTCAAATCTGATTGAGTATGTGCGGGTTAACTCGCTCACCCGTGCGGCCAAGATTGTTCCCGAGGCGACCTCCGCCACTGACGATCTCGCGCTCAAGCCGAAAGCGAGCATGTCTCTCGAAGTCGTTCAAACTGGCGTGAAGACCATTGCGGTCATCATGCAAGCCACCCGCACGATCCTTGCGGATGCACCACAGCTTCAGTCAATGATGACGAACTTCATGCGTCGTGATATCGATCTCGAGCTTGAAGAGGAAATCGTGGCGGGACCGGGAGGCGCGAATCACTTCACTGGACTGGAGAACACGCCGAATCTGACGCCGCAGGCTTTTGTGCCAGACACAGAAGACACTACAGGCGGACTTTTAACCACAACACGCAAGGCCCGCACTGCCGCCATGATTCAAGGCCGTGCGCGCTCGACTGCGTTCCTGCTCAATTCTTACGATTGGGAGACCATTGATCTTGCGCGCGGGGCGCAGGGGCAGTTCTATTTTGGTGGCCCAATGCAGATGGGCACTAAAATGCTGTGGGGCCTCCCGGTCATCGAGTCGGAAGTCATCCCACAAGGCACTGGCTACACAGGCGATCTGAAACAGTTGGTCGTGTGGGACCGACAAGATCCAACGGTATACATGACTGACTCGAACCGAGACCACTTCGAGCGCAACATCATCGACATCTTGTATGAAGGTCGATGGGCGTTTGGTGTGCTCCGGCCACCCGCCGTCGTCAAAATAGATCTCCATTCTGGCGCGAATTCCTAGGGTTTTCGCATAACGTTCTTTGATTAAACGTATTGCCGTACCGCTAGTTTACGCGATATACTTAAACGTACATCGATTGGTTAGCTGGGGGTACGACAATGTACGTTAAAAAGGGAAGGTACAAAGTTGAGCAAGTCGAGGTTAAGTGTGAGACGTGTGGTAAGCCAGATCTCCGCCGAGTTTCGGACTTGGCTCGTAATAAGACGGGGCGTGTGTTCTGCTCTCGAAAGTGCTACGTGCCCTGTAAGCCTCGGACTGGCACTGAAAAGCCCTGTCTGGTTTGTGGCTTGGTATTTTATCGCCAGCCTTGGTTTAACAGTCAGAAGTATTGCTCACGGCGCTGTCAAAGCATTGGACATACTAAGCCTAAGACGCGACGAACCTGTGAGACATGCGGTAAGGAATATGAACTTAGACCATCAGAAGCATTGGCAGGCGCAGGCCGCTTTTGCTCTAAGGACTGCAAGGCAATCGGACAGACAACCCGACACGCGGGCTTTGATTATAACGGGCGTCCTGCGATCATTGATAAGGCTGGTTATGTCAGGGTTTGGAAGCCGGACCACCCAAAGGCAAAGACGAGTCACGGACGTATTCTTTATCACCGCCTGATTATGGAAGAGGCGCTCGGAAGATACCTGTTGACTGAGGAACACGTGGACCATATCAACCGAATAAAGACTGATAACAGACCTGAAAACCTTCAGTTGCTTTCGTTGATGGAGCACTCGAATAAAACAGTGGCAGATAGAATGAGGGACGTGGCAGATTTGAAACGCTACCGTGAACTATATGGGCCGTTACCTGAAATTGTCGCGGCGCACAACAGCCCGTGATGAAAGGCGGTTACCTTAAGTTCGCCTTCTTCGCAGCAGGTGACCGCCGCCAACTTTGCAAATGAGACTAACTGGCTACTTCCATTTATTTCCGCCCGAGCATAACGCGGGAAGTGAAACTACTGTCCATGCAGCGCTCCGGGCAACGGTGCGGCGTGGGCATACCGTTAACGTAGTTTGCGACCGCAGCAAGACCGCACCTTATGAGATCGATGGTATCAACGTAGTCAGACCCCCACGTCGAGGTGTGCAATCATGGCTAGAGCACTTCGTCAAAGATTCCGATCTTCTCGTTACCCATCTCGACCTCACTAGCCAGGCCATGAGCCTCGCAATGGCGACGAAGATTCCCTTGGTTCATTTCGTTCACAACGATGCGCAACTCATGTACTGGCGCGTAGACGCTCGAGTGCCTTATAAGAACGCACTCACGATCTATAACTCGCACTGGTTAGCAGTAAAACGCAGTCAATGGGCTGGACAGGAGATGCCTGATGAGTGGTTAGCTCCATCAATCATCGTTCATCCCGTAGTTGAGCCGGAGCGCTATCGCTGCGAAACCGGAACAAAGATTACCCTCGTTAATCCGACACCAACTAAGGGCGCAAATACGTTTAAGGCACTGGCGAAACAGATGCCTGATAGTGAATTCCTTGCGGTCGAAGGCGGCTATGGTGATCAGGTAATCACAGCACCCGGAACCGATCCGAAGTACGCCGCCTCAGGAAACATCGAATGGATGGCCCATACGCCGGATATTCGAGAAGTATTCCGCAAAACCAAAGTGCTGCTGATGCCCTCAGATTACGAGTCTTATGGGCGAGTAGGAATTGAGGCTGCTTGTGCAGGAATTCCCACGATAGCGCATCCGACTGAAGGATTAAAGGAAGCCTTTGGAGATGCGGGAATCTTCATCGATCGAAATGATATTGCAGCATGGTACGTCGAAGTGGATCGGCTGCTCACTGATGAAGTCTACTATCGACAGCGATCTAACGCGGTGTTGGCGCTGGCTGACTCCCTTAATCCTGAGAGTGAATTTGATAGACTTGAAGGGGCGTTAATTGAAACTGCCGCGCGATACAGAAATGGAGTACCAGAAGCGATGAAAATGTGGACCTCAGATCGTTGGATCTACAAGATGCAGGATGGGAGTTACAAGGCCGTGGATAATCCAGGCCGGATTCCAGTTGGGGCAGTGGTGCAGATTGCGGGCAAGGGCACTCAGATTCCCGAGGCATTAGCGCGTGAGAATGGCTGGATTGATGTTGACGCGAAGGCGATCTCTGCCCCGGCTGAGAATAAAGCTATTGCATCGCCGGAAGAGAACAAGCGGCGCAGCGCGAGCAAGGCGGTTGCCTAATGCTAGTTACTACTACCCACGGTGAGATGGACGAATCGCTCCTGGAAAAACGAACCGGAGCGGTGGACAATGAGGATGAGTATACGACGTGGACGGAATACTACTTAAACGGAGAACTTGTTCATCGTTCGGCCCATGTGACACTGAAGAAGAATGTTTCGATTGAAGGTGTAGCGGCTCAGCTCTGAAGGAGAGAGGAAAATGGCTAACTCGCAAAGCATGTGCACTTCGTTCAAAAAGGAGATTCTTAACGGAATCCACGCCTTGGGTACTTCAGTAGTTCGAGCCGGCACAACCCCCGACTCTTTCAAGGCTGCGCTATTTCTTGCTTCTGCCTCGTTAGGTGCTGGCACTACGGCCTATTCGTCAACGGGCGAGGTCTCAGGAACGAATTACACCGCAGGAGGAGTTGACCTAACCGGATCACCTGACTGGATTGCGCCCAACACTTCCGGCACCACTGCGTTCACTACGCCTACAAACTCAATCGTATTTACTAACGTGACACTCTCTACTGCGTTTGATGCGGTGCTCATTTATAACTCTACTCAAGGTGATAAAGCGGTGAGTGTTCACACCTTTGGGAGTCAGACTGTGACCGCCGGTACGTTCACCCTCACGATGCCGACGAACGATGCGACCACCGGACTACTGCGGATAGCGTAAAAGATGGCCCAACAGTACCTTATCGGTAGTGGCCCGATGCCGACAACGGCATCTTTTGCTACCCTGTCTACTACCACCGCGATTCTGACGTTGCTCCAAGTGAAGGCCAGCGCTACAGCAACCTTCAAGATCATTGAGTGGGGAATCTCGTTTGACGGTTCAGCCGCAGCAACTCCGATCAAGGTCGAACTCTGCGAAACGGACGTAGCGGCTACTGTAACAGCTTCGGTTGCAAATGACATTATGAAGCTAAACGCCGAAGCTCTTGCGGGTGGTGATCCGACTACTAATCTGTTTCCCGTAGGAACAACTTCAACGGGATACAACGCCTCCGGTGAAGGAACGATAACTGCCATCCGTGAATTCGACATTCAATTGATTGCGCCCACAAACCAGTACGTCAAGCAGTTTCCATTAGGACGTGAGCCCGTGATTCAGGTCTCGAAGTTTGCCCGTATTCGGGTAAAAGCAGGAACAGCAGTCAACGCCTACGCTTACATGGTTGTGGAAGTGTAGTTGGGTAAATAAGGGAATAAAACCAATCGCGGTCACGGACTGCTGATCGTGGCCGTTTTAATTAAAAGGTTGAGCAAGTGATCAAGGTCGGCTCGTTCGTTATAGCGGGTGATTGGGACTCTACTCCTACTCCTGAAGGTAAGTGGCGCATCGTAATGCCACCGCTGGGCCACTGTTACGGCGCGGGCTGGCATGACACAACGAAAGCTGCACTGCTCGCGTTGTCTCAATATGTCAAACCGAGAATGTCGTTTCACGAGCTCGGTGCGGGTTCGTGCATTCTCTCTATTGCGGCTGAGAAGCTAGGGGCGAGTCCGGTATACGCAACTGAATTGAATCCTGAAGCTCTCGCAGCCGGACGCAGAGTACTTGCCGCAAATAATTCTCAAGTGCAACTCATCGAGGGAACTTTTATTGACGATCATGTTGACGTTGCAGTAGTAAGCATCTCGACGAAGTTTGCGCAGGATAATTTGGGAAAGATTAACGCGAGTACGATTCTAGTTGTTCATGATGATGCCACACTGGAGGTGCTCTAATGCTTAGGACGCAGACATGGACTCCTATGATTTGTCGGGATCGCGTTAATGGCAATAGAGAGGCTTGCGTAGTGCATGAATCGTTTGATGACGAGGTGCCGCAGGATGCGCGGGTCCACCATTTCGTTACAGAGGAAGAAGCTAATGCTATTACTGCCGCTGAGGCCGTCGCGCGGCCTGGTACTATCAAACCAGACTTCCGTGAGACCCGACCAAAAGAGGTCGTTTGCAAGGTTCATAGAGATGCGGGCCATGTCCACGGCAAGGCTTTGTATGACGCCGTGCTGGATGAAAGCAGGCGGCAGAGCACTCTGGCGATAATCGCAAAACAGGTGAGACCACAGTTCGATCACTCCGACTATGAGTGGCACTTTGACGAGCAGCGCCGCCTGGTCGTAAAGATCTCTGGATTCACTCAAGCCCATCTCAAATCACTTAAAGACTCCGCCGACATCCAGTTCGGACCCGGTCTTATAGTGCTGGAATAAACCCTCTAACCCGCTAAAGGAGAAATGATGAAATTACTTCTACTAATCACTTTACTAAGTCTCAGCTTCACCCCCTCGCTGCAAAAGTGCGTCTCTGTCGGTATCAGTGAAACGCCTAACCCTGCCACGGTAGGCCAGACGATCCAAGTCACCGGACATTTTACCAACTGTAGCAACAGCGGCATGAACAGCGTCAACGTGCAGATGATGGTGGTCAATCCCTGCCTTCCCGGTGGGCCAACCAACGGCCCCGGTTCAGAAGATCTACTCTACACTTATATTGACATCCCTGCGCATCAGACCATCGACATCACCGCCAGCTATACCATTCCATGCAACGACTCTACCGGACAGTGGCAGGCAAAGGCTTCAATCCGGCCTCGCGGAAACACGAATAACATAATCTCCACGACCAACTTCACCGTGACACCATAACTAGATGACCGCATGGATCTACACCTTCGGAGCCGCAGCGGGAGCCGTTTCCAACCAGGGCACGACTCGCTGGCTCCCGATTGCGGGTGGGTGTAATGTCCAGTCTGCGGAGGACGGCAGGATAAGCCTCCGCATTCTTGACTCCCTTACCGCGTCAAATCTCTGGTGTCGCGTCACTGCAAATAACGGCACTCAGACGCTTACCAGTCGGATCAGTGGCGCAAATGGTGCTCAAAGTGTCTCAATCACTGGCACTGGAACATTTGAAGATACTACTCATACAGATTCCCTGTTAGCGGCTGACGACTTTGATGTGCAAATCGTCGTCGGTGCAACTCACACCAACACCGTTACCCTCTCAGCGGTCTCATGTTTGTTCGATGATGGCGGGGCAAATGTTCCGCTCCTGCTGGCGGCTTTCTACAACGGTGCCGCACCAGTCAGTGCTACTGGTTACGTTTGTCTAGTGGGGGACAGCGCTACTGACGGCACAGTTGAAGCGAATGCTCAGTACACGTTCCGTGCCGCTTCCACGCTTTCCAACTTCCGTGTTTTCTGCAACTCAAACACCTTACAGACTTACACGATCAAAACTCGCATCAATGGCGCAGATGGAACTCAGGTAATCTCCTACACCTCTGGTCAAACAGGCGCAAAGACTGACACCACGCACTCAGACTCAGTCAGCGCCGGAGACAAGGTTTGTTACTCGGTACTAGGAGGCACAGGCAGCGGTTTTCTGAGCAGCTTTCAAATCAAATCTGCTTCCAGTGGGTTTCAGGTCGGCATTGCTGAACCAGGCTCGGGGATAGTCGCGCAGGGAGCCAGCACCAGTAATTTCATCCCTCTCTGCGGCAGCGTCAACCCGACTCCTGTAACCACGACCGAAGCTAACGCCCAGGTAAAAGCTCGCGCGGCTCAGATCATCTCGAAGCTATTCACGAACACCAAGACAAACACGCGCTCGGATGCGACTACGATTGATTTCCGGGTAGGTGGAGCTTCGTCTGCGCTCACTGTGAGCATTGGCGCGAGTACGACAGGCATTGTTGAAGATCTCACCCATTCTGTAACGTTAGCCACCACGGATCTAATCAACTTTCGCATTCTCACGGGCGGCGGTACGGGAACGATTACGCCCTCGGTGATTGGGATACAGCAAGGAACAGTTACGGCATCAGTAGTAATTCCGAATCGGATATATATTCAGTCTCAAGCAGTTAACCGGAGCAGCACGTACTAAATGAGACTTGGACGCTCACAACCGTTTAAGCCTTTCATTTCGAAAGGGCCTCCGTCTGCAAATGTCACAGTTGGGCTCTCTGGTGTTTCTGCGACATCAGCTATCGGTAGTCTCGTTGTTGGTCTTAGCCTGGCGCTGTCCGGGGCTTCTGCAACGGCGAATGCCGGAACACTCACGCCTAACAATTCAGTTGCGATTACTTCTAACGCGGCAACTGCTTCGGCTGGTTCTCTTAGTCCGAACAATTCAACAGCAATTAGCGGGAATGCGGTATCAGGAAGTGTTGGTACGCTCACACCTAACAACACTTTAGCTCTCAGTGGAAATGAAGCCAGCACGAGTGTCGACAGCCTCTCTCCTAAATTGTCGGTTGCAATTAGTGGAAACGAGGCAACTTCAAGTGTAGGTTCGCTGGATTTCACCAAGAGTGGACTGCTTGAGATCTCTAGCGTCGAGACCTCCGCAAGCACGGGATCACTAAGTCCCAATACTTCAGTTGGCCTAACAAGCAATTCCGCACTGGCGGGCACTGGTTCTGTTACTCCATCAGTCGATCTTTCGGTATCGGGGAATGAAGCCCCTGGGGTGGCCGACACCCTATCTCCATCGCTCTCTGTTGAGCTAGTCGGCAATGACGCCACCTCGGCGGTTGGCGATGTGGCGTTTGCTACAGGCGATGTAGATCGTGCTCTCACGGGCGTTTCCGCGACGAGTGCGATCGATTCACTCTCTGTAAGCATTGCCATCCCGCTTACGTCTGAAGTCGCTACCGGAGAAGTTGGCGCTGTCGAATTTACTGAAAGCGGCACGGCTGATCTGTCTGGTGAAGAAGCTACAGTAGAAGCCGGAAACGTTACGCCTTCCGTGGGTATTCCTATTACTGGGACTGACTCCCTCGCATCTGTTGGGGACCTTGGCTTTACAAAATCTGGTTCGTTAACACTTTCAGGAAGTGAATCTCTCAGCGATGTCGGCACTTTAACCATTTCGGCTGATGTTGCATTAAGTGGAGTCGAAACCTCATCGAGCGTCGGGGATCTTAGTTTTACCAAGACTGGACAGGTGCAACTTTCTGGAGTAAGCGGATCTGCGTCAACTGAGGATGTCTTAGTTGATAGATTGTCTGGTCTATCGGAAGTCTCCGCAACAAGTTCTGTTAACGGTGTGTCACTGAATACTTCTTTGGCCCTCAGTGGCGAGGCCGCAACTGCAAGTAGCGAGAATCTCACCGTCTCAATCACAAGAGAACTATCAAGTAATGAAGCGAGTGCGAGCGTCGGATCTGTATCTGCTTCATCTCCCGGCAGTGCCGTACTCTCAGGTATTGAAGCTACAGGTCAAGCGGGATCGCTGGGGCTTACAAAGTCCGGCTCACTTGAACTAAGCGGCGATGAGGCTACGTCTCACGTAGATAGTGTTTCACCAAATCTCACAATCACGCTTTCAGGTAACACAACAATCGGGCAAGTCGGGTCTCTGGCTTATACCAAGTCCGGCGAAGTATCAATCTCAGGTGTTCAAGCCAGTGCCCAAGTGGGTTCAGTTTCTCACTTATCCCTACTGCCTATCTCGAGTGTTGACAGCACATCTGCTTCTGGAGAGCTCAGTGCTCAATATCGCATTGCAATTACAGGCAATCAGCCCTCATCTGCGGTTGGCTCTCCCATCGGCTCACACGAAGTTGCACTAACTGGAACCTCAATTACTGGAACCGCGAGTCCAATAACCTTCACGCCCAACGATGTAGCGCTACTATTGTCAGGCGTAGAAGTAAGCGGTAGAGTAGGCAATGTTTACCATCTGCACGTCCGAGAGTTCGTCAAAGTATTTGGCGAGACCCGTACAATCACAGTGAGCAGTGAACAACGCCGGCAACGAATTGATCGAGAGGCCACGCGAGTAACTAAAGTTGACGGCGAGCACGGAATGATTGAAATCGCGTTTGAGGATCGGAGTCTTTAGTGTTCACAAAAGAACCTACAGAAGTCTTAGATTATCAAATCGACTGGTCCGACTGGCTGGGCGCTCTCACTATTAGTTCCTCTTCTTGGTCTGTTCCTTCCGGTATTACAAAAGTTACCGACGACAAGACAGCCACGTCAACCCTAATAAGGCTGTCAGGCGGAACGTGGGGCGAAGTCTACGAACTATCAAATACCATCACGGCGGGAAGTGAATCAGAAACGCGATCATTTCTGATACGCATTCAGCGCTCCGTTGGCTATTGTTCTCCAATCGAAGTTAGGCGCCGTGCGCAAGGTGGAGCAGGCGCAGGAGGATCGGCTACAACTAACTCACTGACTCCCGCTGAACTAGAAGCGTTAATAGAACAAGCCTCGCGCATGTTCGATCTTGAGTGCGGCGTACCTGAGCGATACTTCAATCCGGTTGAAATTCCGATTGCTACAACGAAGACGATCTATGGCGACGGTGGTAATTATCTTCAGGTTCCACCGTACTTGCCGGGTACTTTAAGCATCTCTGTGCCAAGTGACTTCACGATGCCTACTTACGTAGAGCAGAACGGCTATCTAGTGCTGACGACTGAGGGAGGCTTGGTCCCTCCGTTTCATGTCTCCAGTTTTGCCAGGTACGCGTGGCCCGGATGGTGGTCAGGAGTGGCTATCACGGTTTCTGCGGTATGGGGCTGGCGTGAGACGCCTCAAGACGTTAAGGCAGCAGTGATTGAGTGGGTACTGAATCTTTGGCGTGAATCAGACCCTGCGACAGTAAAGCTTGTTAACCTCGAGGGCCAGCCCTTGAGAGAGTCGATTCCACCGAGAGTGAACCTCGTAGCTCGCAAGTGGCGAGGTAAGGTGGGAGGGCCAGCGTTCGTCTAAATGTTACGCTTTACAGCCCAACTAGGAAACGACGTAATTATTGACCGCGCCTTCAATCGCGTCGAACAGGAGATTACAGATTTCCGAAACTTCTGGCCGGGAGTGATTACGACCTTCTATGAAATCGAGACTGAACAATTTCTGAGCGAGGGCGCAAGTGGGGCATCAGGGAAGTGGACGCCGCTCAGTCCGGCTTACAAGCTATTCAAGGAGCGTGAGTTTCCCGGCAAGACAATTCTCAGGCGCGAGGATGCACTATACGAATCAATGACTGGGCCGGACGCGCTTGACTCAGTTCTTAGACCTGAGAAAGAAGAACTGCTAATCGGCTCAGCCGTGCCTTACGCATTATTTCATCAGAAGTCGCGTCCGATCATTTCGCTCACTGAGGAGCAGAAGCGTAGGTTTATGAAGAGCATCCAACAACGGCTAGTCGAGTTCACGCGCAGTGCGGGATTTCACGTCGATGAGAGAGCGGCTTAGTGGCAGACCCGAAATACTTTGCGGTTCAGGAAGAGGGCGTAATTGATAATGCGCTCGATATAATAGCCGGGAGCTTCAAGTCCATACTTGATGACTTTAACCCGATAGAAGCCGCGCTTTCTCCTGATGATCCACAGTACCTCGAAGACTTTCAAGAGCGGGCACTAGGCCAGATTCAGAAGCTTGTATTTCCCACTCTCGCCATTGGCCCAAATCGAAACGCAGCCACGGAATCAGACGCGCAAGATCGACTTCATCAAGCAGTAAGGTTCGATATCTACGTTGGCGTCACTGCGGATTCAGCTCCGAATGTTACCCGAAAACTAATGAAATATATGGCGGCTTTGGATGCCACGCTCCGCTCTGCTAAAAAATCCGATTGGAAACGGAACATGAGTGCTATAATCTTTGGTATTGTTTTGGAGCTAGAGCATGTCTACGGAGCAATCCGTGAGCGCGAGTCAGTCTATTATCGAGACGCCTTGATGCAAGTGACGCTTGTATTCAATGAGCAGTAGTGTAGTTGATAACCATTTAGCGGTCTAAGAAACGCTTCTGACGTTTACCTGTCCGCCCCTTTCTTCTTAATCGGAGAGAGTGGCGGGCTTTTTCTTTTGCAAAGGAGATCCTCCAATGGCTGGTACGGCAGACAACTTCAGCACGGTTGACGTGGGTATAGGCCCAGGAAAATTTTATATTGACCTCGGTACAGGTTCAGGCCAGTGGGATGGAGCTGCCGGGGTGCGGCTGATCCTTGCCGCCGATGGCTCGCCTGACTCATCGCAGAACCCAAATGCCCGTCACATCGGCTGGACTGACGCGGGCTGGCAGTTCCTCGTAAAGCCTACCTTCACGCAGTTCTTTGCCGATGAGTCACCGGATGCCATTATCTCGCGCGTGACTGCACAGGAAGCAGTCATCTCTGGCTCAATCCTGCAAGTGATGGACATGGATTTAGCCGAGGTGCTGAATCCGACTCTCACCCGTAGCGATGTGATGGGCTCAAAAGGCGTAACAATTGGCAATGCTGATCAGACCTATACCTCAGTCGCGCTTATCTGGCCTTTCGAAGATGATCCGACTCGCTTTGGCGTCGTACATCTCTACAAGGCGTTCAACGACGCGGGGCTCGCGGGGAACATCACAAGCAAGGAAATCAGCAAGTCGCCAGTAGCGTTTCGTGGATTAGCGGTATCGACGCGACTGGCTGCTGATCGTGTCGGGCGGTACTTCACTCAGAACGCGGGAGCACAATCCTAATGAACAACCAATGGTCTAGGCGGCAGGTGACGACATTTACCTGTGACTCGGGCAATCAAGTGGTGTTGCGCCGTCCAGGTCCGAGTCTTTCGCTAAAGGCCGGACGATTCGTGCGCGTACTGAATAAGGTTGGCGCAAAGGAGAAGGTCTCAGCAGATGCCCAATTAGAAGCTATCCAAAAACTCTCTGACCCAGAAGTCGAAGAGTTGACGGACTTCGCTCGGGTGGTGATCTCAGACGTGATTGTCAGTCCGGTTGTATCCCTGAATCCAAAGGATGGTCAGTACCATCCCGACGATCTTCCAGTGCGCGACTTTTGGCAGATCTTCATGTGGTTCGCGCAGGGAAGCCCAACCATGCCCGTTAGGTTGAAGGAAGGAGAAACGACCGTCGCAGCGGTCAGTAACTTTCCTGAAGGATCGGGATCAGGTATTGACGTTGATGACGACAGTGCGGCTGTCTCATAGAAGTCCGGCAGAGGAACTTGGGATCGCGGACGACGCTATCGCACAGGCGTTCAATATCGAGTGTGGAATCATCTGGGATGAGTTTGAGCAGAAACGCGCAGCGGAACAACTGGCCGCGCAGTTGACAGCTTTGACCATTACCGGACAGCCCCGCGTAGTTCCGAAAGTCGAAGCGGCAAAGTTTACGAAGCAATTCAATGAGCAAAGTTTCTAATGGCCCATCGGCTAACTATCGAACATCGAGAATCCGGTTCGGTACTGATTTGCAATCACTGTCAGAAACCTTTTCTTGAGATCTCAGATGGCACGCTCAAGTTTCAAAATAAGCATGGCAGTAAGCTGCACCAGAACGTACTCACGCTTGAGCAGTGGCGCATGATCGGATTTGAGCTGTATCGCCAGTTACGTCCTCCGAATGAGGGCTGGACATTTTAGAGCGGCTTCGAGCAGGCCCGATTCTTAATTGAGTTGGGCCTTTTCTATTTATGTCGGCTTCCGAAACATCACTATTACTAAGAATTCGCGGAGACGCTTCTGGCGGCAAAGCTGCCGTAGCCGAAACGCGCGCAGCGGTAGCTCAACTGCGGCAATCCTTCGGCCCTGAACTCACCCAAACAGTCTCAGCAAGCAGTAAGGTCTTCAGTGAACTTGGCGATAACCTGAATGTCCTCGTGGGCCAGCGTCTTCCCCTGCTCGGCGGTGCCTTCCTGCGTGTTACTCAGAACATTAGCGGGCTGGGAAAAGAGACCGCAAAGCAGGAAGCAGCGTTTAAGAAAGTCGCAGATTCGATCGCCGGACTCTCTTCCGCGACGGGTAAATCTGTCCCACAACTAACAACCTTCCTGACGACGTTCGCAAAAATCGAAGGCCAGGCTAATCGAGACGCGGCGGCGGTCAAGTTCTTTGGTGCCGAGGTGCTGGCGAACAACGCCAAAATCATTCCCTCCGCAGAGCAGGCGGCGACAAGTCTAGCCGCAATGGCTACAGAGTCGGAAGGTGCGGCAATTGCGGCGGGAGGGTTAGCGCTGCCGATCGGAATTGCAGTTGTTGCCGTAGTCGGACTTGCTACGGCGGCAGTTGGGGCGGCACGCGAGTTATTCATTCTCTCGAAGAACGCAGCAGAGTTTCAGGGCCGCATGTTCGACCTCGCGCAGCAAACGGGGCTAGCCGTAGAAACTCTTTCCGCGTTTGAGGTAGTCGCTAAGACCACAGGCGGAGAAGTCGGCGGGCTTACTAACGCTATCGTCGCCTTCCAGCGCAAGCTTGACGATGCCCAAGATCCTTTGAGTAAGACGGGGAAGCTTTTCAGTGACCTTAAGATCACTACTACTGATACCGAATCCGCGCTACGCTCTGCCTTTGCTGCGCTTGCTGCCATGCCGGAAGGGTTTGAGCAAACCAACGCTGCGGCTGAGCTGTTCGGCGCTCGAGGCGGCAAGCAAATCCTCGCTATTCTCAAAGAGACCAACGGTGATCTTGATGGCGCAATCAACCGCTTCCGTGAAATGGGAATTCTCATTTCTACGGATGCTGCTCGAGCGGCTGATAGGTTCAACGATGAGCTGGCCCTACTCAACTTCCAGCTCCGTGCCGCTGGAGCGGTAGCCGCCGAAGAACTTATCCCCGCTTTCATTGACATCATTCGCGTCACCGGGGATATGGTGCGCGACCTGGGGCCGCTACTCAAAGCTTTCAGCAACCTTGCAGGTCCAGTCGTGCGCAGTGTTGGAGAAGGAATGAAGGGGCTGGGGATTGTCGTTAGTTTTCTTACCCGCGACTACAAAGCGTTGGCGGAGGCGATTAAAGAAGCCAACGAACAGGCTACGATATTCAAAGACATTAATCCACAGGCTATCCCGTCGATTAACGTTCCCGCTCAAACTCCGATTGCGCTTCCCACAACTACGCCGCTAGGTTCGGCAAGAGACGCGTCCCAAACTGCCGATGCCGTAACGGCTATAGTCAAGCGATCAGCCGCAGAGCAGAAGCAGGCACTCAATGAACTATTTGAGCGTGGCCGCATCAACCGCCAGCAGGAGGCGGAAAGTGTCATCTCGAGTAATAAGAAGGTGCTCGAAGCGGATAAGACGAGAATTCAGGCTCAGCTAGATCTACAGGAACAACAGATTAAGACCACTCAAAGCCGCGCCGATCTATCCGAGACGGAAAAAGTTGACATCATTCGCAAGTCCGGCGAAGAGGTTCAAAAGCTTCAGCAACAACAACTGGACGCGGAATCACTTTTCACGACAACTGCGCGTGAGATTCGGGCGAAGGCGGCTAAGGAGCGGGCGGACTCCCTTAGGAACGAGGAGAAGAATACCACTGACATTCTGGTAGGTGAGTTTGACCGACAGATCAAGACGATCGAGGCTCAAATTCAACGCGGCGCGACCGTAGAGTCGGACGGGCTCACGATCATCGAACAGCTTGAGCGGGCCAAGATCGACGCGCGGCGCGAGTCTTTAGAACAGCAGAAACGAATTGGCTTCCTCACAATTCAAAACCAACAGGACATCAACAACGAGATTCAAAAGCTCAATCAGGAAGCAGATCGACTCGAAGACGAGCAGCGAGCACGGCGATTACAGCGTGATACAGACGCGGCTGAGCGAACAAAGGAAATCAAGCTCAGTGAAATTGACACGATTCTAGAACTGCAACGCATTGCGGGCGAACGCACCATCGCCGCGATTGAAGCACAGGCACGGCTCAGGGTTAAGACTGAAGAGGACGCCGCGCGTGAGATTTTACGAATCAGGCTAGACCTCATCGATCAGGAGATCGCGGCAACCGAAGCGAAACTTAAAGCAGCGGGTTCAATCGTCAATGTGAACGAGCGCTTGAAAGCCGAAGCAGAATTAAACAGTCAGCTAAAGATTCTCCGCGCACAGCGAGTAACGATTGAAGACGAAGGTAATCGAAACATTGAGGACAAAAGACAAGAAGACCTCGAGAATGAGCGGCGTTACGCTAACGATCTACAAGATGTCAAGGATCGGATAATTAGAATCGAACAGGATGCGACAGAAGAAATTCTGCGGCTGATGATCATCCACTCCGCCCGCCGTCGTGACGTGATTCGCGCTCGCGCCAGACTTGATATCGAGGATGAAAATTCACGTCACCGACAGGCCGATGAAACGATCCGCAATCTTGAACAGGAGAACCGAGAATCTACCCGCACTCAAGCCGAAAAGAACGCTGAGGCAGAGGAGTTAAACCATCTTCGAGAGGCTGAAGAAAAGCGCCACCAATTAGCAATACAGGCAATTCGGGATCAGGCCAAGAAAGACGAACGGGAATCAACGCCGCTGGGTAGGCTGGGGTTTGATGCCGAAGGGTTGGGAGACTTCGCGGGCATTATTAAGGATGCGTTTCTCTCGCCTATTGAAGCGATCAAAGAAGCCTTTGCCGAACTACAAGAAGCGATGCGGGCGTTCGTAGCAGAGACTGAAACTACTATCGTCCCGCTCGGTGAGATCCTACAAAATACATTCTCCCAGTTTGCGGATGCGATAGGCCAGACCGTTTCTAACTGGGTGCTGCTTGGCGAAACTGGACCAGCCGTGATGCGCAAGATTCTCGCGCAGGCTCTCGCTTCGATAGCAGCGGAAGCGGCGGTCAATGCTATCAAGGAACTCGCGCTCGGATTTGCAACTCTCTTCTTTAATCCGGCTGAATCTGCGGCCCACTTCACCTCAGCCGCACTTTGGGGTTCTATTGCCGGAGCTGCCGCGATAGCGGGGCGCGCAGTCGCGGGAGATCTATTCAAGCCAAAGAGCGGTAGTCAAGGATCTGGCAGCAGCGAGCGGCAAGGATCGAATCAATTAGATCCCACAACGCTGAACAGAAATCAGCCGCAGCCAATACGAATTGTCGTTGTCGTGCAGCCAGATGGTACGCGATTCGCGCAAGCGGTGACGGCGCATATTCTTGAGGATGGGCGCAATGGTGGGCCGATCAGGCAATTCAATCTAGACGATCAGGTAATCTAATGGCTACTTATCCCACACCCTTACATAGCGCGAGTTACGACACGGGACCGATCTATTTAAAGTATCTTAAAGTGCGAAAAGACTGGGCCGCGATAACCCTGATCTCCACTTTTGAAGATGGCGGGATTGACACGAACACGTCAGCCGATAATGTTTTACAAGAGTACCTGCTGGAGTATGACGGACTGTCAGACGAAGACGCGAATATCCTCGATCAGTTCTGGGACGCGCATGGTCTAAATGTGACCTTCGACTTCTACGAACCTCGTGATCATCCGTGGACTTTTCAGGAGGGCAATCTGGTTACAGGCTGTCGCTTCATCAGCTTTGATCGAGATCACGGTAATGTAAACGGCGTTAAGTTCATACAAAAACGAACTGTACGAATCGGGAAATATCCAAGTTAGTTATGTTCGACGTATCCGATTTCCTGTTAGACCACCTACGCTCGCGCTCGCGCAAGTTGATCTATGTCTTTGAAGTGTATGCGTGGGACTATGAACCTTTTCCTGAGCCTGAGAGTGGCAATCTCTCCTACGATCCCCGTCACGCAATCAAGCGTTGGGCGGGACAGAATATCTCATTTGACCTCGATGGCGATACGGTGACGTATGAGCGGCAAGTGCTCAATGTCCCGTCAATTAACAAGTACATCGGGAAGAAGTTTGATGATGCCTCGCTTGGTCTATCGAACGTAGATCGAACCGTAGCCGCCTTCGTCTTACAGTCAGTTGCGTTTGGTAAGACAATCCAGGGCCACAGGCTCATCGTCAGAGTAATTCCTCGCAACGCTCCGAGCGGAAGTGGCGCAAGTTGTTTCGGGCATTCCATCATCCTCTATGTAGGACGGGTGAATAAGCCTGACGGATTTAATCGCAGTACGGGCCAAGTCTCGGCAACTCAGGACCTTGGAACTACAGTGCAGCAGATACCGCCGAAACCGTTTCAGCCTGATTGTATTCTAGGATTCAAGGGCCCAGACTGCCTTGGCTCTGAACGGTTAGATCAGAAAACGCCGACTTATCAGGCCGCGAAGATCTGCAACAAGTCGTTTGCACAATGCACGCAGTATTCGAATACTGCGTTTTTCCAAGGACTGCGCATCGTTCAAATCGAGTCGAGCTTCATCCACAAGAGCAATGAAAGCTTTTTCAAGAAGGTCCTTAATATCCTCCCCGGCATCAGTCGCAAGGTAACGGTCGTCGGCGACTCAATTCACGATGGAGGGGTGTACGGCAAGCCTATCCCGATCATTCTCGGACGCTGGAAGATGAACCTGTTAACGCTTCAGTTTCGGGACATCGGCACCTCGATCAACTTTAAGGTGGCCGCTTGCCGCGGGCCGATCCACGATTTCCTGAACATTACAAATGAGTCAGTTGGATTTACCCAGCCGCTCGGAGTCACAAAACACTTAGGTGAATATGGAGGCGTAGGAACACAGACTGCGGATATAGTATTTCCAGATCACTCTTTCCATTCACGACTCGCTTACATCACAGGTTTCTGTAACGGCTCGGATATAGCTACCGAGGAGGCGGCCCCGCAGATTTCTTCGATGATCGCAGGGCAGAAGATGCGCCTTGCCTTTGGGACCGTGAATAACGGCTCGGCTTCAGTCTCCAGTGTGTTTGCTGGCTACGGCACAGGTGGAGACGGATTCAATTCCTGGGGTGATAATCCCGTGGATCAGGCTCGATTCATAATCACCGACCCATCAATTCTTAACTTACCCGCTTCGCACATTGCCGATCGGGCTACAGTGAGAACGGCATCTTACTGTCTAGGGCCAATCAAAGACGTGACTAATGCGGAGCGCGCGATCTTTTCTGCGAGTGAGGTGGGTAAGGCGGGAGTTAATTACAAACGCTACCAATCAACGGGGGTAATTAGTGGGCTAAGTTTTCACTATAACGACGGCGCCAATTTTCTCTCACCGCCACAGAAACCGGGAGGGGTGTATCTGCGGGAGGCTATATACGAGTTCGATGATGGTTCGATTGAGGACGGCTCTGCGTCATTAGAGCTGAAGGTGGTTTATCGTAAGCGCTATACCTCAAACATCGTCATCAGCGAGCCTAAAAAGGCGATAGACTTTCTCTATGACACCCTATTTCCTGCCGGCCGATTGTTTCTTCGTTGGGACTGGCTGGGCCGACTGGCGATTGACTCCGAGCGTCCCGCTGATCACTCCTACCTCCGCGCGAACGTGAGCGCAGGAGCGACCTCGATTCCTGTTCGTGACGTGTTCCCGTGGAAGCCGTTGGAATTCATTCTAAATGAGCCAGATCCACTCCGAGGCGAGGTGCTGATTGGCGCACATAAACTTCATTCAGAAGTACGGACAATTACCTCTGCTAGCTACTCAGCCGATGGTGACGCGATCACAATTGACGCCAGTGCGACAGGTGGATTATCCGTAACAGTGTCCGGGCCGACACTCACGGGCGGCTCTCCTACCACTCCATCAACAGGAACAATAACGATCCTCGGTACGCCTTCTATCGGCGACACTGTGACAGTGATTATCGACGGGCATGAAATCTCTCTCACTGTGGAAGGCCCAGACACGAATTCAGCTATTCCCGACGCCTTGATCTTTGGCAAGCGAATGCAATACGCAATCAACGCTGAGCCCGGATTGAATGGGTACGTCGAGTGCGGATTAGGATCGGCAATTGATGTCGAGTTGTTTATCACCTCAAAGTACGGCGTCATGAACTTTACTCCTGCACTTGAAGAGGACCACTTTGCTGAAATTGCTGATCCAGCGATTAATCCAACAGTTACCGCGTCGAGCGGCGCACTCGCGGCGGGAGCCTATCTCGTCGCTTATGCCTATCGAAATGCGAATGGCAACACAAATCTCAGTCCTATTTCAGCAATCACTCTCACCGCGAGTCAGAAGATTGACGTGACAATGATCTCGCTCCCCACTGGCGCGGATTCGGTTGACTGGTTTGTTTCAGTCGAAGCCAACTCGGGCACGATGCTATTGGGTGCGAATAACGACGGGACTGGATTCTCAATCAACTCACTGCCAGCAACTACGGCAGCCGATCCACCTAAGCTCAACACGACTGGAGAAGAAACGCTTCGCGTGATGTATTCAGATGCGCAGAAAGCGCTCACTTACGCAGACACGACTCGTGCCACGCATCTAGACGGTTCCTTTGAGTGGCCTGAAGGTAGTCGCCAATCGACTATCAATCAGGTCAAGACGAAGTACCGTGAGGCGATCTTCGACTTCGGTGAAAAGCCGCTCATTGTAAACGATGAGAAACACCAGGAAGAGACAGGACAGGTCAACACGGCAGAGATAGACCTGATGGCCGTGGATAATCGGAATCAGGCAGTAAGGCTATGTAATAACTATCTAGCAAAGCTGAGAGACGGAGACTTCTTCTTCAAATGGCGTTCAGCGGGTGAGGCGATCCTGCTTGAGGTTGGAGACGTAGTATGTCTCTCGGATGACTCAGGCGCGTGGCGCAATGTTCCGGTGAGGATTGAGGAAGTCAGTTATAATTCCCGATTCGAAGTTGCGTTCACCTGTCGACTGTATTCGACCACGCAATTCGATGACACGGTATTGCAGACTGAAGTTCCGTTACCGAGTGCGCTGGTTAATTTCAAATCGGCACCACCGGATATAGCTTTCAATGAGACGGACTTTCCTCCAGATGGCTTAGTGCAATCAACTGACGGTACGGCAGGAATTACCTCGATTCGCGGCGGGGCAATTGTAGGAGATTCGATCTATCCGCAACTCATTAATGTGCGGGTGATTAAACGAGCAGGAGTGACGGTAAATGAGACCGTGCTATCGAATGCAACTCCTGATTCAAATGGCGAACTGGTATTTGAATTCGTCGCTTCTGCCGATGGTCTATACACAGTTGAGCTGGAAGTTTGTAATCAGTGGGGTTGCAATATGACTAAGCCGACAGCGGATATTGTAATTGGGTTTGGAACTAGCAACGGATTGGCGAATGAAGACGCGAGCCTGTTCCTGCTGGAAGATTCCAGCGACTTCATTCTCGTGGAGACATAAATGGCGAATCTTAAGATTTCACAGCTGACCGAGGACACCGCCCCGTCAGGCGACGATTTAATTGTCACCGTTAACGATCCAGCGGGAACGCCTGTCAATCGCAAGGTGAAGATCCTGACACTGCTGAAGCGACTCTTTCTTGCTGACGCAACGGAGTTGGCTATCACCACAATTGCTGATGGCGAATTCCTGAAACGAAGCGGTACCAATATCGTTGGCGCGGCAGCGGGCGGTGGTGGATTGGGCGACGTAGTTGGACCCGTCTCAGCTACTGACAATGCCCTTGTTCGTTTCGACTCAACGACAGGTAAACTCATTCAAAACTCAACTATCACAGTTGATGATACGGGAGCAATAACGGTTCCGGAGATGACCGCTCCTAGCACTCCAGCAAGTGGCAAGGTAGCGGTTTATGCAAAGGCGGATGGCAAACTTTATATCAAGGACGACGCGGGAACGGAAAGCGACTTGACAGGCGGTGGCGGAAGTCCGGGCGGCTCAAGTACTCAAGTCCAATACAATAACTCCGGCGCTTTTGGGGGAAGTAGCCTATTCACGTTCACCAATACTGGTAGTGGTTCAACTAGCAGTGTTCTCTTTCCTGGTGGGTCTTCGACAGTTGCGGGAATCAACGTGGGCGGCGGCGCGGGTTTTGGCGTGGTCACAAACGGGCTTGGTTACATTGCCAGTAGTAGCTATAACATTCTCTTCCATAATGGCATCAACCTGAAAAGCAATGGGTCATTTTCCATTAGTTCCGGCAGCGATCCGGGCACCACTATTGATGTAGTACTGCGACGCGAAGCCGCATCGACGTGGGGGATGGTTAACGGTGCCGGGACTGCCTACATTGACTTATGGCTTCGCGCCTGCCGTCACAAGGACCAAACGTACGCCAATCGCCCCGGTTCCCCGCAGACCGGGATGGTTATTTGCGTCACAGACTCGACGGTGAATACTTTCGGGGCTACAGTTGCCGGTGGCGGTTCCAATATAGTCCTTGCGTGGTTCAACGGAACAAACTGGACCGTGATCGGCATCTAGCAACTTAGAAAGGACAATCCCCTATATGACCCAAATCAACGTCAGCGCTGGACAGAACTTACAATCAGCAGTGGATACATGCCCATCAGGCTCAATACTCGCTCTTGAGGCAGGAGCAACCTTTGTTGGGCCGATCATCCTCCCACCAGACAAGCCGCTCACGTTGCAAAGTTCACGACTGAGCGAGATCGCGCCGGACAAACGAGTCTCCCCGGACGACTCAGGGAAGATGCCGAAGTTGATTGCTCCAGTGGGGGATCGAGCGATCAAGACGACGGCGAGAGCAAGAGAGTGCAACTTACTCGGACTGGAAGTGACACATGATCCACTCACCGATATTCACACATTGATCGCGCTCGGCGACGGAGATCAGACCATCCTCGAAGACATTCCGCACTCGCTCACACTGGATCGCTGCTACGTTCACGGCCACATAGATCGGCCCAGCGTGCGAGGAATTGCACTGAACTCCGGCAGCGCTAACATCCTCAACTGCTACATCTCCGATATCCACAGTGCTGATGTTGACAGTCAGGCAATCTGCGGCTGGGCCGGACCGGGGCCGTACAAGATTCTCAATGGATACTTTGAAGCGGCTGGGGAAAATATCATGTTCGGCGGGGCTGATCCGAAGATTGCAGGGCTGATTCCATCTGACATCGAGATTCGCCGCTCGTATTGCTTCAAACCACTCAGTTGGAAAGTGGGCCATCCGACCTACGCCGGGAGAGACTGGTCGATCAAGAATCTCTTTGAGACCAAGAATGCACGGAGATTAATAGTCGAAGGTAACATCTTTGAGAACAACTGGACTGACTCGCAAGCTGGCTCCGGCATCGTCATCAAGTGCAACAATCAGGACGCGACTGCGCCGTGGTCCGTAACAGAGGATCTGCTCTTCCAGTACAACACGGTGATTTCCGAAGCGGGATTGAATATGTTGATGATCGAAAACCTCCCGAAGATTAGCGCGATTGGTAAGCGGAACTATTTTCGTCACTGTCTATTCATTGTTGAGCGACTGGCGTTCCAGGGACCAGTCAACGGCGAGGATATTCAAATCGAACACATCACCTGGATCATTAATCGTGGCCAAGTGTTTGAACTCTATGGACAGCCGACGAAGAATCTCAAGTTCAACAACAACCTCGGCTGGAAAGCGGAGTACGGCATTAGAAGCGACGCCGGAGAAGGAACAGCGGCGTTTGAGAAGTACGCGGTTGGATGGCAAGCAGTCGGGAACGTGATCGCAGGGGCAGATGCGGCAAGGTATCCAACTGGCAACTTTTTCCCACCGACAATGGCAGAGGTGAAATTGGGAGCGGATTATAAACTCGCTGCGGATTCGCCGTACAAAGGGAAGGGGACGGATGGGAAAGATCCGGGATGCGATATGGATGCACTGCTCGCTGCGCAGGCTGGAACTGGAGTGAGCGTGCCGCCAACTACCCCAACCGAGCCTCCAGTGAGTACGATTCCAGTTGTCAACATTACCTCACCTGCGAGTGGTGCAACAGTCTCAGGAACGATCACTGTAACCGCCACTGTTACAAACGCTGAAATCGCCGATGTCTATCTCATGGTTGACGATACTACTTCAGGACATGTCATCGCTGCACCTTATGAGTTCAAATTGGACACGACGAAGCTGAGCGAAGGCAATCACTCCCTCTGGGTGCGAGCGTGGAATAAGACCGGACAGGCGGGAGATTCGGCACGAGTGCAGGTGACAGTGAAGAATGTCCCAGTGCCGCCGCTGCCGACTCCGTGCTCGATCTCCGCACCGCAGTCAGTGACGATTCCGCGCAATGGGAGTGGGGTGATTTCAGTGACGTTGCAGAATCTTAACAGCCCAACCGTTGTCAATGTCCTCGGTAGCGATGGACAAGTCACAGTGTCGCCGCTGAGCTGGAATGCAGGGCCGACAAGCACGGTGAAACAGTTTCAGGTTAGGACTAAGAAACAGAGTCGAGTGATTACGTTTTCGTCAGGGTGCGGAGTAGCTGTTGTCAAGGTCAACGTGGTCTAAGCGAAATGTGGATAAACGTGGTCAAATGTCACAAAACGGTGTAGACTGCAAGCTATGAACGGAAAACTCACCTACGGACCATTCGGACGGCTGGTTTCAGCACTGGCAATTGTTTCGGCTTTTATTGGCTCCCTGCAAGCGTCGGGATTCCTGTCGCTACTGCCGCCTAAGTACGCATGGGTGGGGTTAGTAGTCACTGCGGCAGGGTTGCTGGTTGCTGGATTCTCGGAACGAATTCAGGGCGGTGCGAGTAATCCCGAGATCAGAGCAGCGGCGACAGCTTCAGATCAAAAGAACGCACGAGAGGAATTGAATCAATGATCCGACACCAACGCTACCCACTGGCACTTGCGCTGACTCTCGCGCTGTTCGCTACTGCCTGTCCTACTTCCAATGACCTCGACCGCATGGCGAAGGCGTCAAACGAACTCGCGCATGATGTCCTACTGGCGAATCGAATTGTTGCTGAGTTCTACAAGTCAGGGAAGATGTCACTCACGGCGAAGGACAAGATCGCAGACAAGCTTGGCATCATCGGTGACAAGGGAGATAAGTTCAACGAATTACTGATCCAACTCGACGCGAAGTATCCACAGGGAACGTTGCCGCCACAGGATCTCGCCCTTGTGAGACAGAATCTCAGTGAGTTGCGGCAACTCTACACGGACATCATTGCTGACCTGTTGCCGTTCGGGGCTCAGAAAGCTGTCGGTGAGCTGAACAAGGATTTGACCACGATTGAGAAAGTGGTGAACAAGTGACCGAAGATAACGAAGATTTTGTATCCGCGCTGCGTTCAACTCCGTGGCGAGCCATCTTAATACCTCTTGGCCTTGCCTTGGCTGTCATAGTTGCCACCATCCTGATAGTCACATTGGAGAGCAAATGAACTTAGCAGATATTTTCAAAGGACTTGAGGAACTGCTACCCGTCCTTGGTACGATGACAGGTCATCCCGAGCTCGCACAGCTCGCCGCTAAGCTGCTCGACATGGGCCAGGATGAACTTGAGCGCAGGCGTGGGCAGAGCGGCCGTAGTCGAGCTGAGGAATTAGCCGACGCGAAAGCTACGTTCGCACAGTTCAAGAAAGAGAACGATGAACTGAAGGGGCTCGGGCACGAATGAGCGACTTCGAGCAAGTACAAATCGATCCGGGCCAATTCAAGTTGCTCGAGCAGCGGCTGAATGCGATTCGCGCAGAGCTTCAGATTGTCCGCGAGCGCCTTGGCCCAGTCGATAAAGACAGGTCAATCCAACAGTCCATTGATGCCGGATTTGCCGACATCAGCAAGTGGCTTTCGATTACTAACGATTCAACCATTGCGGGCTTCGTGCTGGTGGCTGAAGCTCTGACCAAACCAACGCTGCCGCCACCGCAGCCCAAACCATTGGAGGTTAAATTCGTGTTCAAAGTAGCAAATAACCATCAGGACGAACCGTATTCCATCAACATCGGCGGGGTCACAGACGAAGAAGGCGAGACACTGCCGGACACCAAAGGGCTGACAGTTGAAGTCACGTCCAGTGATGATGCCGTAGTCAGCGCCAACTTCGATCCGGCGACGAATTCAGGCGTGGCCCATTTCGGCACGTCCGGCGTCGCGTCGCTGAGCGCATCGGTCAAAAATGCCAAGGGCGACATCCTCGGCAGTGGGGCCGCTGATTTCACTGTCACGCAGGGAGATCCGGCAGCGGTGAGCGATGTCAAGATTTCGTTCAGCGGACTGACGGAAGAGACACCGGAACCGCCCGCAGAGGGCTAACCAAAGAATTCGCAGCGCTCATCAGATTGACCTGTTTACCCTTGATTTGCGGATTATGGGGCATTTGCAAATCGGCACTGAAGGGTGCTGCGGAGTTAAATGACGATGTTTGACCTATCCATCTTCCTGCTCTGTCTCGGCATAGGATTCGTTGTTGTGCTGAGTATTAGTCGCGCGAGCGGTCGCTTTACGAGTGGCGTAGACCGTCCGCGTTACAGCTATCCGTGCCCTGTCTGCAATCTTATGTATGACAAGTGGACAGCGCCGCGCGAACACTTAAGATTATCATACGACATTTGCCCTTGTTGTTTTAACGAGTTCGGCTATGACGATTTCAGTAAGACTCATGAGGAATTGCGTCGAGAATGGATAGAGGGCGGCATGAAATGGACTAGCGACGTTGAGCCCCCACCTTCCAATTGGAGCCCACAGCAACAACTATCAATGCTCTACGTATCGGATCGTGACTTCGCGGCATTTAACGCAGCGATTGAGAGCGATGAAGAGCCGAACGATAATCTGAAGGCTCTATTCATTAACGAAAACGCCTCGGCGGGCAGAAGTTGAGAGACTGGCTCATCAAAGCATGGATAACGTTCTGGTACTGGATTGTAACGCTGAGAGACTGGATACGCGGGCTGTTTGGGAAGCCGCGATTGTAAGCCTTTAACGACAATGCCCGACGAGGAATCCCCCCATACGTCGATGAATGAATCGGCAACCACTGACGCGCTACTGGAGACGGCAGCGCGACCCTTTCTTAGCTACTCGTTTCTATTCAAGTCATGGATGCGATCCAGCGATGCGAAAATCATTTCAGATGGAGAAAGGATCATCGCAGTCAACGAGGAAGTTTGCGCGACTTTCGGCTACCATCCAAGCGAGTTGATTGGGCAGAGTGTTGACATGCTGGTGCCGGAATCAGTCAGGACCAAGCATAAAGGGTTTCGTGAGGGCTACGTGAAGCATCCACGTAACAGGCCGATGAACGCGGGCAGTGTGTTGAAAGGACGACACAAAAAGGGCCATGAATTCCCAGTGGTGATTAACCTGATCTACAACACCGACACAAACGAAACACTAATTGAAGCTACGGTGCGGAGAGTTGAAGACTGAGAGAACTGTTGCCATATGTCGGGTTGATCGCGCTGGCTTTGTCAGTCGTGAATACACTCTACCAACGTAAGCGAGAGAGGCAGGGAGACTGGAGTAAGCAAATTAGTGACTCAGTTGCTCCATTCAAGGACTTACCGGAAGCAGTCAACGAAATGCACGCTGAACTGCTCGTGCTCAAGAAGCAAGTTGAGGTGTTCTGGAAAGGGGTGAGTTTTTCGTCAGCACAAGCACTTCATTCACCTCATACCAAAGAGTTAGACGAGCTGCTGGAGAAGTTTCAGCGAGACGAGATACAGAGTGAGAAGGACCTTGAGAAACTGAAATCAATGTTGCGAGACGTGGCAGAGAACGATACTAGTCCAATGCGTAAGAAATACGCGCTTGATATTCTGACCTTGATTCATGTCAGATTTGAGATTGGCGGGGATTTAGTTACCGCGATGCGGAAGGGTGAGCAAGCGGGGCATTAGGTTGTCGCAATCAAATTACCACTCCCCCGTGATACTAACGCAGTCAACCGGGGAGAGAGTGTGATGCGTGAAGTAGGTCACGATTTAGACTGGAGAACACAAATGGCAGACAAGAGACGCGATGAGGATGAGCCGAAAAAACCCGCGCAACCACAACCCGAGCGACCTGATCCAAGTAAGCCGCCTGTAAAGCCTGAGGGTGATGTTGATCAGCCTGGACGCCAAGACCCTTCGCCACCTCATCCATAGAGGACAATTATGCAGCCAGAACGAATACCAGAATCTTCACCTGATATTGGTTATCTGGTAATCCAATGGAAAGATCGGCCCGATCCGCGTGAGCCGTGGTGGGTTCACTTTTACTACGATCGTGTCTACGTACCGTTCCAGCGATTCTCATTCAAGTACTTTCGCATCCCTCGCGCCAAGCAAGCAAACGTCACCTCAGACGAAAAAGGCCGCGTCACAACAACCTTCTCATGGTTTGAAAATGGAGGCTACTTCGATGACCGTGACTGTGCCGACCTAGCGTGTGTAGACGAATTCGACGGCTATAAACCGATTTATAAGAACCGGAGTATACCTAAAGATTCTGCTGAGATTGGGGCGGTGGTCTTTCCGCGTTCTGGTCGGCCTGTTCGGTGGAATAAGCCCACAATGTCGTTAGTTGTTAAAGATCGCAAGAAAGAAGAAAGGGAACAGCAGACACTCGCGCGTTATCTTGAAAAGATAAATCAACTACACTGAATTGAGCAGTGGATCGAAAATGACTCACGATGTCTTTGGATACCCTCATCCCACGCGATCTAATAACGCTGCTCTATGCGGCGTTAGCTGGAATTCTCGGTTGGGCTGGGGGATGGATCAAGGGTCGCCGGAAAGAGAGTGCGGAGATAGTCCATCTCATCGCGCAGGCCGATAAAACCAGCGCTGAGAGTCGCCAAATCGATGCCAATACAAATTTATCACTGATTCAGGCAGCGGCATCCGCGTTAGCACGGGCAGAGAGACTCCAGGCTGAAAGAGATCATTGGGAATCTCGCGCCTTTGATTTACAAGGTGAATTGAAAGAGTCTAGGGCAGAAAACGGACAACTAACCGTGCAGGCCCGCCTTGACAACTACCAGATCCGGCGTCAAATGTCGTTTATTGAGATGAAGAATCTGAAAGATGAGTATATCTCGATGGATAAGCCAGCTAAGCCCGAATAGGCTCACCCAATCACCCACACCCGTTTCGCCGCCCTCACCTCACCAGCTAATACACGTACACAGATTTGATGAAACTCCGCTACTGGCTCAGGCTTGCATCTGCGACATAACCCGTCCTCGCTAAGTTGATCGAGATCTCCACAGGCCCAGCAGAGCCAGAGGGTGTCGTTCGCATCCTCGAGGAAATTCATAATCGCGCTCGCTAGTAAAGAGCTAGGGGTATCACTACGCTTCACCGACTCAGGTTTCACAAACAGCACCTCGCGGAAAATCTCCCGGCATCCAGCCGTCGCAAATCACATCATGCTCCGCCTCGCCCATCGCGTCAAAGCACTCAGGATGCATCCAGTCAGAGATTAGTTCACCATCGAACACGTAAGAGCGAGCACGGGCCGAAGCTGACTTGAGAATTCTCTCGGCACACCACGCGCACAAATGCGGCTTACGAACCTTAACATCAGCACTGCTCAATTCTCGATATCCGTAGCACATTTCAATCTCCTCAGTCGATTAGGAAAGATGTCCTTACCAAGCAATCTCCTGCCGTAACCATCCTTGAATCGCAATCGTCATCAATAGCAGGACTATGTAAGTCATCGCAGCGCCTCGTGATGAGAAGCAGTAGAGTCGCACGACGATCAACGCGAGAACCGCCGGGAGCAGGCTTAGGAATAGTGCGAATCCGATCCGGTTTAGTGGATTGCGATGAAAGACGAGCGCGTAGAGAAGCAGTACGAGTATGAAAGTTACGATTGAACAGAGCGTGATCGCTTTCATTTGCCGTTACCCTCCATTGGTACAAATTCGAGTATTGCGAGAAGAGACGCCCTCCCAAGCAATCGAGTGAGCGTCTCTCTTGGGTTCTCAGTTTAACTCAAAAACTAACTCTCTCCTCCTTTGGTTTGGAATAACCCGCCTTGATAGCTTTCGAGAAAGTCAAAGACGCGCTTATTCCATTTCGCATCAGCAAGTGCATGATGTTCATCTTCAGCCTGCCCTGGCAACTGTGGATTACCAAGCTGATCGCACCATTGTTTCAAGTCTCGTGTGTACATAGGCCAGCCTTTTGGTAGGTCAATCATTCGTCCGAATAGCTGGCAAAGAACCACATGATCATAGTCAGCGTAGTAACCCCAAAATTCAGGCTTGGGGTCGTCGCCGATGAAACGCCGCAAGTCTTCGCGAATATCGACACGGTTACGCCATGCGCGGCTTTCTTCTTTCAGGCGTGCCGATACGCTCACGTCGGAGAAGTTGACATATCTCGGCGGCAGGTGAACCAATACATTTGCCTGAACCCATGCGCTCGCCTTCTTAGAGTTAAATCCGGTGCTAATAGCGTAGTAAGTGCGTCCATCCTCGGCAGCGACGCCAATACTTATCAGGTCTATCGTATGGCCGTCTTCGATAAATTCAGTATCGTAAAAGTATCTCATGTTATTTCCTCGTTAATTCACGATCCTGCACTTTCGGCATAATCTCACACAGCTTCCTCTGCAACACCGAGATCGTCAGCATGATCTCTTGTCGCTCTAATGGAGTGAGGAATTTGAATGTCGAAGTAAATGGATCGAACACCGCCAGGTGCAAGTAGAATCCCAGCAGGAAGTCGTATTCAGTTTTAGCAGCTGTTGATGTCATTGAAGTCCTCGTCGTCAGATACTTGAACCATGTCGTAAACCAGAAGCTTTGAATCTTTTGGATCGATCTGTCGTCCTTCACGCTCGGCTACCGCAATCACCGCCGCTTTCGCTGCCTGACAATATGCGGATGACGGATCGAAGGTGTTACACTGCCCGTCGCGGTAGGTAGCCCAGACGCGATTACGCAGTTTAAGCGGAACCATAAACCAGTGAGTCCGGCACATCAACATTTCAGGTCTAACTGGATTCTCACAAGCTATTGCGTGACAAGTGTGAGCCATTACAATCCCCTTCCATTAGAGCCTCCGAACTGAGCCTTGATTGCGCGTAGTTGACTAATCACTGACTCGAACACCTTCGCATCCACTCGCATTGCCAGCATCTTCTCGTACTCCTCCGCGAGTACTTCATAAGTCGTGTAGCGAAACTTGCACTCTCTGCACTCGTTACGTCGGCGACGAGCTGCGCCACCTTCGCGCATCTTTGTATCTAGTACCGACGCGCGCACATTCCCGCACTCAGGGCAGCGAATACCAACGTAGCCGCGTGCGTCGGAGAGTTGGGTGGTCATTGCGAATCGGCCAAGACTGATTCATTCCATTCTTGAATAGCCTCAGACTCCTCCAGCCATTCACAGCAATCTGGTTGCTGTTTACACCGAGCGCGACGTGAACAACGCACCCATGTTCGTGGAGGTTGGTGGCGCGTGTGCGCGATCTCGGCAGGCCAGCCGCACGGACAGTCAAATGGTACGACTTTAGTTATAATTCCCATTTAGTTAACTTTCACCGCCACTGTTATCCAGTATGACAACTTCCCGCGCAGGATCGGAGCACACATCGTCACCTGACCGTGTTCAACTACGAATCCGCCACAGAGGTAGCGAGTAGAGACGCGGTAGAGGCCATCGGGTAAAGTTGTCGTCATCGCTCTCTCCTTCAGCTAATGTCGTCACTGCCGTCGTTAAGTTGTTTAGCTTCCGCTGCGGCTTGGACCTTTGCTTTGACCCGATTCACCAGCCGTTCGCCGAGCTTCTTTGGCAGGCTGCTGTAACTGTCAGTTAACACTAATTCAAGCAAGTTCTGAATCAACCACAGCGATTCACCATCATCCCCAATAGACAAGTCCGGTAGCGGATCGATGACGCGAATACTTTTCTCTCGATCCTCTGGCACGATGATGTAGCCGCCGTCCTGAATTTTCTTTCGGAGCTTAGCGGGCAGCTTTAGATCGGCAGGGATAATCATCAACTTAGCTGTCATCCGGACCTCCCGCTACTGCGTGGGCAGTCGTGCGCACTTCCATCAGCAACTTTCCTAGCCAGTTCTCGCCACGCCCGCGACAAACGCCCCAAAACACATCACCCCAGTCGTTGCCCTCGATCAATTCAGCAGCTCCTGTGTTCAGTAGCTGTTGACGTAACGGACCTCCATTGAATTTCTGGTAAAGCAATTCGCGCATTACGCTGACTCGAATATCGTCCCAATCATCGCGCTTCTTTACCTTACGTCCAGCACGCTTGGCGTCTCCGGGTTTAACGCAGAGTCGCACGGTCTTGCGCTCGGCGGGGTCGAGAGACTTGGCCGCTTGAAAGGCGTGCTCCACTGATGGATACAGATCGCCGTCAAAGACAATTGGACAGAGGTAGAAGTTTGACAGGAATCGGTATTCACCCCGGAACTGATTAATTACCTCGCTCACTTGAACCTCCCGCTGCACCTTGCGCACTCGCCGTCACGGCCTCGGAATTGGGAATAGTAGACGCTCCCGCGCCGCTCGTTGATGATGGGGGTTGAGCATTGCGAGCAGGAGAGACGAAAGGGTGGTAGCCACTGTAGCCCATAGCCGGATCGTGAATACCACTGTCCTCGGTGCTGCCGCAGGTCTTACCACCGTCGATGTCGAACCTATACAAACAGCCCTGTGCCGTAACGTTCGTCGCAGACAGCTCCGCCCGCTTCTTCGTGCTCGACGACGACTTCTTCGACGTAGACTTCGCCGCGCGACTCAGACTGTCCTTCATGGCACGTGCCATCCCGCTGTTAGTTGTCGCCGTCCCCGCACTCTGGCGTGGTTGCGGGGCGAGAGACTGCGCTAATGCGTTATACGCCTGCTGATGAGCGCTGCTCGTGGCTTTGGCAATGGCCAGTTGCGTCTCTAGTTTGCTGACCTCTTCTGCCGAGGCTTCGAATCGCTGCCACGCCTCTTCTAAAATTTGCCTATCCTTCGATCTTCGTCGTCCCATTCCCCGCTCCCTTCTCAATTCGTGCTCTAGCCGTCCGGCAACTCACCCGCGCTCCCCCTTTCCGTTTCCAGTGATACGAGATGCCCATGTAGCGCTGCTTGCCAAGTTGAACCGCTTCGTCCAGTGCCTTCTCTAGATCTGACTGCGATCCAGCTTCAACTGTCAGAGTGACTTTCATCCGCACGGGCTTGCCTGTCTTAGTCCTGAAGCCGTCTCTTGTCATCTGGAACATGCGCTGCTCCTTTCTCAAATGTTTTGGTATATAATGTCACGGTGATCAAGTCCTTCCGTTACCGGATTTACCCAACTAAAAGACAGCAAGCCATTCTCGATAGCTCGCTTGCTTTGTGCGCTGAACTGTATAACGCCGCACTTCAGGAACGACGTGACGCGTGGAAGATTAATCGCAAATTCATTTCCTACTACGATCAGACCTTGCAGTTGACTGTTATTAAAAAGGACAGAGACGACGTAGGAACGGTAAATGCAAACGTGCTGGAGAATGTTTTGAAGCGCGTCGATCTGGCGTTCAGGGCGTTTTTTCGGAGAGTAAAGCGTAGAGAAAAATGCGGCTATCCGCGCTTTCGCTCCATACGTAGATACGACAGTCTTACGTTCCGACAAGTCAGAGATCCGTTGCAGGGCGGTAAGTTGAGATTGTCGAAAATCGGAATGGTTAAGATCCGCCTGACAAGACCGCTCACAGGAAAGATTAAAACTCTCACAGTAAAACGAGAGGCAGATCGATGGTTTGCTATTTTTGCAGTCGCGTATGAGCCGGAACCGTTGCCGTTCAGTCCCGCGACTATCGGCGTAGATGTCGGATTGTCTTCTTTCGCCACGCTGAGCAACGGCACGACTATTAACAATCCACGATGGTATCAAGTCTCGCAAGCTAAGCTCAGACGCTTGCAACGTCAAGTTGCGCGCCGAAAGAAAGGATCGAATCGCAGGCGAAAAGCGGCGTTGACGCTCCAACGCTTTCACGGTAATGTTCGTAACCAGAGGGGCGACTTTCATCACAGAGAATCGCGAAAGATTGTCAATCAATACGGACTGATTGCTATTGAAGCTCTGAACGTAAAGGGACTGGCGGCGGGAAGGCTTGCCAAATTTGTGCGTGATGCTGGATGGTCTAACTTTCTTTATATGCTTACCTACAAAGCGGAGGACGCTGGTAGAGTGCTGGTGAAAGTAGATCCTCGCGGCACGTCGCAGACTTGTACTTGTGGGGTCGATGTTAAAAAGACATTGAGCCAACGCTGGCATCTGTGTCTTAACTGCGGACTGTCTGCTGATCGTGATCATGTCAGTGCTCAAGTTATTCTTAGCCGTGCCGAGCGGCTTCAGGCGTTAACGTAGAGGATTTAATCTCGTGCGTAGCCTGAGAAGATTGCTTTTCAATCATTGGAACTTCTCAATTCTGAATGTTAGGATGTTGTTGTCAGTGGGTGATTCGCGCTTCCTCTTCAGCCACTGCAACCACGTCTCCATTGTCCATTCCATCGTGACTTTGAGATCTGCATCGGCTCCGGCGACTTCGTCGATAAACTCTCGCAGCAGCAACCGCCATTCACTGTAGTCGATTGCAATGCCGAGCTTTGGTGAAGGGGTGGGAGTCATTCGTCGTCCTTGTTCTCGTATTCAATTTCGGCCTCATCGATCTCACCTCGCAGCCGATCAGCCGCAGCATGAATGTCGTAGCCTTCGTCTTCTACTAAAGATTTCAGCAGTCCGTAGATCTCTACGTCGCTGGCAACGTACATCTTCTTAGTCTTGCTCACTTCATCCTCCGCTCACTCAAATCCGGCCCGCAACTTCCCTGATATCAAAGCCGGAAATTCGTTCAAATCTCATGCTGAGGGCCATTGGAATCAGCCACTTCAAATTCGGGATGACGTTGAACGGGAGCGCGTGGACTTGCACGACCTCCGGTTTCTCATCAGTCATTGCGCTTGCGTTCATCACTGGGCCAACCGCTGACAGAAAGTGAATCTTCCAGCCGCGCTCATCACTCAACGTGCAGAACTGTCGCCACGAATCAACGTCCAGTCCAACTTCCTCAATACACTCACGCCGCATTGCCTGTGCCGCCGTCTCGCCATTCTCGACACGTCCGCCAATGCCGTTGAGTTTTCCCTTTTGCCACGTTGGACGATTCTTATTGATTAGCAGGACAGTCATCTCTGACGGACTGAACATAAAGCCCACCACGTAAGACGCACCCGTTTCTAAAACTTCTGCCATTACTTCATTCTCCGTTCGCGGGATTTACGGTCGGGGTGCGATTCGCCTCAATAGCCGCTTTCTCTCGCGCAATGATTACTTCCAATTCATTCTTTTCAATCAACGCCAGCACTGCGGGTCCAACCACGTCCCAGTTGACCGTACAACGCCCGCCGTTGGTAGGCGGATTCAGCGGACATCCAAACGCCGCGTCGTCGATGTAGACGTGAGCGTAAGCCTTCGGTGATGAAGTCCATTCGTCCTGTGTCGGGTTGCGATTCAGCGCGTCGAACTCGACTCCGTGCGAGCGACAAAACTCCACGGCTTCGGAGAGAAATTTGCGCTCGCCGGGGAACATCTCAACTGACTTACTACCACGCTCGTCCGCGCGCATTGTGTACAGAATCAATATCGCCCCTGCTTCCTTGAACCGTTTCAGCCAGTCGAACGCACCTGGTACTGGCTCTCCGATTTCAGGAAAGACGTGATCAACTAAGGTGCCATCAAAGTCAACTGCGATTATCATTCGTCACTCTCCGCACTCCAGCGCCGCTATTCGAGCAGGAGTCCACTGATCTACTTGAGAACTTGCGGCACCACCACGTACTCGAACTTGCTCCCGTCCGTCAGTCTCAGCACCGATTTCCCGTCCTTCAGATTGCATTCTGTGGTCGCTCCTGCCGTCCTTAAGAAATCCATCACGTAGTCAGGGTTGATGCCCATGTAGATCAAGTCACCGTTCAAGTTTGAACTTACTGGTATCGACTCTTCTGATCTTCCATGCGTGCTGTGCTTTGTGTCGATTACCAGCTCGTCCTTGCCGAAGATTAAGACCACTCCCAGAAGAATTCGCCCGACTCCGGGTTTGAAGGTCTCGTCTCGCGTCACGTCAGCTCGCCTGAGAGCGTTAATCATCTCTGTCGTGGAAAGCGTGGCGCTCAAAGGTAAGTACTTCGGCATAAATGCTTGCCAGTTTGGAAACGTGCCCGTCATCAATCGTGAAATCAGCGTTCGTCTCCCGAAACTAAAAGAAACCTGCTTTCCGTCATGCCAGATCGATACTTCTTCGGATTTGAATTTGGGTAGCAACTGAGCGGCTTCCAGGGGCACGAATACGTCCAGATTTCCCTCTGCCGGAATTGTTATTACACCCAGCCTGTGCGTGTTTGTCCCAATCAGCTTTAATTCCCCGTCCTTGGCTTCCAGTTTGATTCCCTGAACCATCCATGTATTCGAGTCTTCTCGGGCAGCACAGGGCAGTACACGCTCAAGGGCAGTGGTAAAATCCTCAGTCCTGACCGTCAGGCGCTCGTTTTCAGCTACCGGGCCGGATACCTCAGGGAAGACAGAAAAGTTAGTCACAGGCAATCTGTGGCGCGAGCGGCCCCATGTTATTTGCACCGTCGAACCTTGTGGCATTAGCGTAACCTTCTCAACGTTGGAAGCAAGGCGCATTAGATCGTAAAGCTGGCGGGCAGGAATACAGCCGTTCCAGTCTTCACCTTCAGCGGAAATGTCAGTAAAAAGAGCTATATTTGAGTTGTAAGCCAGTAGGGACGCGGTCTCGTCACCGCCACGAATCTCAAGCCGAACCGTTGAGAGCGCTGGGATGACATTCTTCTGGCCTGCAATCGCTACCAGTAAGGCAAGCTCAGAAGTCAGTTCTTTGCGATCAAAGGTGGTCATTTTTGATGGCCGTAATAAACCTTCGCTGCTTCCCATCCGGCATCAAAAGCCCGCCGCTCATCAATGTGAAGTCTTCCGGGCTGGTACGCCCGACTATCGGAAGGCTCCAGTAAGAGACCGTAATTATCTCCCGCAACCTGTTGGGCCAACTGTTCACGCTCGGTCATCGTTAGTGAGATTTCCAGCGGTTCATTGCTTGGTGTGATTTCCTGCCAGTGCGGTGAATTTGATTTGTTGTCGTGGTCGTCACATGTAACTAAGCCCATTTCATTTCTCCAATTTGTAGCTTGCGAATCTTTTGCCGTTCTTCTCGACTATGACAGTCTCGATTTTATGATCGGCTTGTTTTAGATCGTAGATGCGGGCACCAAGTCTAAAGCACCCGAACTTTTCCAGTGCTTCGAGCGGCGTAAGCGACTTACCCGACGAAAGGTACCCGTAGATTTCCTGCGCTTGGCTTTTTGTATTCATATTACCCTCGGAGAGAGCCGGACGTGCCCCTGTTGCGTGAACAACCGTCCGGCTCCCCCACGTAAACTATTTATGATCTGAGCCGCAATCGTGTCCACCCCTACATCCGACATAGCCCTGCCCGCATACATTCCACGAAAGCTTCTCCATCCACTCTGCGGCGCGTGACAGTTTTGGATTCTGCATTGCATCACCAAAACCCCTGAGATAATCGGCCAGTTCTTTAGTTTCGTCCTGTGCGTTTTCACGGTAAGTCATTTGCGTTTACCTTTTTCCCAGTGTGGTGATTGACATAACTGATTCGGACAGCGTAGCGGCTTTCCACCCTCTTTTCGCGTGCGCCAGCTATGACCACAGATCTTGCATTCCAGAAGTTTCTTCATACGCCGCAGCTTACAACAACTACAACAAGAGGTCAAGAGATTATTTTCATAGCTTCATCAAAGGTTTCTACTACATGCACCTGACCGTTCCATGACTGGTGCCACTTCTTTTCGTCCGGCGTGAGCCTACGTTTACTGGGTGGCTGTTTCCAATCTTTGATTTCCATGAGCCAGTTCTTGCCGCGCCAGCCGACCAGGAGATCAGGAACACCCTTGCCGAGATCTGCGAGGCTCTGGACGGTGGCTCCAATAGCGCGAAGCTGTTTCACGATTAAAGATTGGTTAGCATCGACTCTCTTTCCCGACACTTGTTCTCCTTCATGGGCCGTTCTTTACCATGCGCGGCAAAGTACAACCGACAGGCAGGGCAACGCCCCTTAGACCATCCAGTTTCAACGCGCCTCTTGCAGTTATTACAAAAATGCTCCGGCGCTCGTTTCCCAAAACGGCGATCGTTGTCGGGCACCCATTCCACGCCGTTCCGTCTAAGTGATTCATTGCAACGATGGCAGCGCCCTCGCCGTAAGACCTTGACTAAGTTTCCGCAATTAACGCAGGGCCGTTCGGTGGCCCACGGCGGACGTGGCAGTTCAATTAATGCTTGGAGCCTGCCATCCTCGACCATATGGCAGCGTCGGCACAGAAATTCTATATTAGCCCGATCATTATTAAACGTATCTCCGTCTCTGTGGTGACGGTCTGTGGCCTGCTTTTTCTTGCACTTTTCACATGGGCCAAGGTTTGGGTATCGGACACGAGCGCGTGAACGTCCAGTATCGGGATTGTTGGTTCTATTAGTCACGCTCTATTGTATCATGGCATTCCGGTTTTTAATGGTGGAATCAACAATAAATTTCATCTGTTCAGGCGGTAGGAACTCAATTTGTTGATGACAAAAGTTGCAACAAAGAATTACGTGGCCCAAGTCGTCGGCGGATAACTTCCTGCGTTTGGCGGCGTGAGCGAATCCGAGATAATTATCAACGGCGCATCCTTCGTAACGCAGCTCGCAAGTCGTAATGCCGATGGTTTCATGCAGCATCTTGAGTTCGTCGCGTTTGGCTTTCCACGTTTTGCCTTTCTTACCGAGAGGTCGCAGCTTGCCGCCGCGCTGGAGCCATTTCCATGTACTCTTAGGCGTGAACCCGGAGCGTTTCACTTTACAATCTCGATTCCTCTCCACTTACGAGTGCGACGGATTAAACCTAAGTTCTCCAGGGCTGTCAGGATATCGTGGATGCTCTGGGTAGAACGTAGGCCGACATGCCGCCCGATCTCCGTCATGGTTGGAGCCTCGTGGTTGCTGGCCGAGTAAGCGCAGATGAAATCGAATACCTGTTTATAGCGTTGATGTGCTTTCACGGCTCGATCCCCGCTCGGATATTTGCAGCACAATCCGTGAGCGCGTTAAAGCAGGTCCGTTGCTCATCCGTCCATTGCCGACCTCCACTGGGACGCATAGCCTCCGCTATCTTGGCGGCACGTTCTCGTTCGACAGTTAGCGCGTCGTCGATGGCCTTGGCAGTGGCCGTGCGCGTGGCTGTACACGATTCCCACGCGCAACCGCATATCAAGGCAACCTTGGACGTGATAGTTTCTGCGATCTCTTTCGTTGTTTTGTTGCTCATGATGATTTAACCTGTACTTTCAACGGTGGTCGCTCGTAATCCACGTCGCCCCGGTAAACCACTCGATCCTCTAGTGGTGTATAAAATGTTGCTTTCTCAAACCTGACTTCTACATATCCATCAGGTGCTAAACCCTCTGAGGTAAACCCTCCGACATTTTCACGACGACGGGCAATGAAGGACTCTACACGCTCACGAGGGGTTTCCTTTTTCATAACGGCTTTACCTGCGCCGGAGTACCACATTGCGGACACTTGGGCCAACTGCTCAAAAACTTTTCCATCTGCTCAGGAGTCTTCTCGCTGCGTCGTGGACACGTGCCGCAATACAGAATTGCCCCTTTGGGCCACGCTAACTTGCCGACCTTCTTTTTGGTCTTGTCGCTTAGTTCGCTAAAACTTTGCATTGCCGTTCCCGTTTGGTTGCCATTGAGTAAATCGTATTTCAGGATTGCTGAAGAACAAGTTCTCCCAAATCTTCACCATGTAGACCACGTTGCGCGGGTTCTTCCCTTCGAGCATGAATTCAGTCAGCGTGGATCTCCACAATGCCTGACCGCGCTCACAGCAACTAACATTTTTCACCACGTATTCCCTTTGTAAGTAGTTCAGTTGCAAATGCACGATCTCGCGATAAGCCTTGACGTTTTCACAGTCGAGGTTGCGGTCACGTGGTTGTCCTTTTCGTGGCATAGGGGGATTCCGGCCTGTAATGAGAGTTACATCTTTACGGCATCGTTGGGTACGGGTAAGATATGGCTCATGGCCCATTCCCGCACTCTTAACCATCGCGCCTCGGGAGTCTCATTCTGTCGCCATCCCCTGCCGCCATCCCCTGCCACCCTCATCATTAACGTAAGTGATTTCACGAGCTAACTGCTCAGCAATATCAAATGCTTTTGCTACCCGCTCGGAATCTTCAGGGTCAAGCCCATCCATCAACATGCCCCGCTGGAGTCCAACTGCACCCAGCGCGCAAACCTCGCCTTCAGCGGTAATTAACTCCTCGGCTATCAGCGCCTTTTCCGGCATGGCGTCTAGCGCCTTGACCAAATCAATCAATAATTGTTGGCCCCGTTTTCCCGCGCATTGCCGAAGCAACCTGACCACGCCATTTAATTAACGCCCATTCGTCTATGTCGTCACTGTAACCATGTCTGCTCATACTCTACTCCTTCGCTGTTGCTTATTGGGTTTTCCACAGGCTGCGTCAGATTTACAAGCCTTCTGTAGCGAAATTGAACGCAACGTAAGATTCGTCTTCTGGCGCTGCCTTTAACCATCTTTTCGCTATCTCCACAAGATAGATTGTCCTACACTTCTTATTCGGACAGGCAAACCAATAATCAAAGTAGTAAGGCTGCTCCGGCTTAGGTTTCCAGTTTGCCTTATGTGTTCTCTTAATTACCGGAGTTTGGCAACGCTTGCACGGCTGTCCTTCGTATATAATTTTGGCGGTCATGCTGCTAACTGTCCTTGTTAGATTCGAGTTGGACGCAGTAAATCCACCGTGAAAAGGATCGGATTTACACGCGTGTCCCCGCTGAGTTCTGAGCGATACGCTTGTGTTTATCTTGGACGGGTTTGTCAGCCGCTTGCCTCGACTCACCGAGGGGCGTTTACCTTAGCTGGCATGGCCGACGCGGTACAATCGCTTGTTCAGTGCTCCCGCGTTTATTAACGTGCTGTCTCCAAGCGCAATCCGACAGAGCCAGAGCAATGCCTACGGCTGTTTCTCCGGTTACTCCCGCTTACAGGCTGGCTTGACGCAGCTTTATCGGCGAGGGCTGACCAACTGGCAATGATGCGGAAAGAGTCCACGGACACGGACGATCCTTTTAGTTCGGTAAATATCGTCAGGTTGAATTTTTGATTGGCTTGAGAGGCTATCAGGTAAGATGCGCAGGCAAGTCAACCATGAACGTGACGATATTAAGATGATTTTGTATTTGTCGCAACACTTATTTTGTGTTACGCTGCGTTTAGCTCAACCCGCACGGACGAGCCAATCGTGAACACATGCTCGCCTCGTCAAGAAATTGGCGGGGCGTTCGTGTTTTGTGCTATCATTCAATCCCTTTGGGTGTAAAGCATTGAAGCCTGCCTGACAAGAGCGTCCGTTTGTGACCCTTCCCATTTGGAAGCACGGCGAATTAACGTCGGTCTTAACTGGCAGGCTTCTTTGTTCTTAGAACGGGATCAGGTTATCCAGTTTTGCTGCCATTGCTTTTAGTAATCCCTCTGGCAGCATTTCAACTTCGGTCCACTTATCCGTCCCGAAATACTCCTTTAGGATTTCACTCTCACCAGCACCGTTCACAACTTTGGTTCCGGCGAGTGCGGTAACTGATCTCTGAATGTCTCGCATTGGACTGTCGCTTTCGCTGTAATCGTTTTCCAGCCCGTTGCTTTCGGTAGTTCCTGACTCGGGTTCCTTCGGTTGCTCAGCGGGCTTTCCTTCGTTGCGTTTTGCGGCGATCAGTTCCACATTGGGGATAACGAACTTTAGTAAGCGTTCCACGAGAAAGTCTTCTTGAGCCCCGTAATCCCACTTGCCGCTTGACCTCTGAATCGGCTCCGGCATTTCGCCAGGGTCTTCTCGGGTGTATTTCTGGGGAACTGTTACGCCGTCCTGTTGGATGTTAATTGCCATTGAGTCTGATTTCTTGTCTAGCCAGCCGGAAATATGGACAGGTTTGTTGTAGTCGATACTCTCTGCGAGTTTCATCCATCGAGAATTTACTTTCACGCTGGAGAAAGGGATATCCAGTACGTAGTGGGCCTCACCATCTGTGATCGTGATATTCCAGCCGCGTATCTTACGACCGCTAAACTCTCTATCGTAGCGTTCGATCTTATCTATGTAGCCGCTGACTGATTTGTAAGGCCGAATCCACTTTTTATAGGGAGTGCCATCGAATTCGCCCTCGACCTTTTTCCATCCTTCCTTTTCAGTTTTGGATTCTTGGCATAGGTAGCCGTGTTTCAGCTTCAAGTAGATTCCGTTTCCACCGTCAAAGTCTTCGAGTGCCATATGGATTCCTTTCTTGTTTTAGGGGCGAGCTGGATTACAAAGGCTCGCTTGGGTTTAAGGGAATTACGCCTGATTCTATTTTGGAGCAGGCAGTTAGATAGCCGCAGTACGAGCAGGGCCACCGCGTTTTTAGTGGTTCAAAGATCGTATTTCCTTCGTACTCTCGCGGCGGTAATTTTCCGCTAATTACGAGTTGAACAATCTCTTTCAGACGTGCAATTTCAGCGTCGATTTTATCATTTAACTCATTGATTCTAAAGCGCCACTCGGCTATAATCGGCTCATCTTTTGCGGCGGTTTTTCGGGTGTAAACAATACAGAGATAGGCCGCGCCGATAGACTTCGCGGAGATGCCGACTTGTAGAATGTGTTCACGTTTTGGGCCTTCCGCTTTTTGATCTTTCTTATTCCATTGTCCGTTTGATTTTAGCTTGGCTCCGGTAGCTAGTTTGTAGGCGAAGTCAGAGACGGACTTAATTTCCGTGCAGACCATTTCACCATCGGCAGCGGGGTATTTCAGGTCGGCGCGACAGGTTATGAAGTCTTCAATGACGCCGTTGATTTCTTTTTCTGCGCCTGGGATTGCGGCCAGCATGGCGGTTTGGATTGTATCGTGGATTTGATCGCCTATTGAAAAGTTAAACAGCGCGTCCCCGGTAATCGGATTTGATGATTCGACTCCGGCGACACGGAAACCGATAGCGCGGGCGCATCCCCCGGCAGATGAAGCGTTGGCGTGGGGCTTGTCGGGGAGTAACGACGGTGCCCGTTCTTCTTTTTGGCGCTCAGCTATCAGATGTTTGAAAAGTATTTCTTCAATAGGATCAAGCATTATTCGTTCTCCCATTCTTTGACGATTTCAGGAGCGTGAATAAGAACCCAGTTAAGCGTTTCGGTTATTATCTTGCAGTCGCTATCTTCACGGTCGTAGGGTTGCCAGCGCCCCTTGTCGAATTGACTGAGACTGAGCCAGCGTCCAGTCGGTGTCTGAATGATTGGCCTTGACGCTCCATCGTAGAGAACTTGAAATAATTTCATGCTGTCTTCTTTCTTGCTGGTGGTTCCGCTTCGTAAAATGCTTCAGATGAAAGCACGATGATATTGCAAAACTCGGCCAGCCAAGCGGCTGCTTTCTCGATATACTCACTAAACTCCTCGACGGTTAAAGTTTTGGACCGGGGAATGATGGTCATGGTCTCGCTTGAATTTGGAATTTGTTTTTCAGTGAGACCTAAGATTTTAACTTTTAGCATCTCGTGAGCTTCGTCAGTTGATATACGAGAGTCGCCATAGTTTTCCCGAAGCCAGTCACGAAACGGAGTCACCACGGCGGCAAAGTAATAAGCGTTCTGGTCCAATGACCGAGTGCGTTTCCGAGGCTTGATGTAGACCTCGTAAAGCCCGGAGAGTCGTCCGATTTGGATCATCAGCTCGCGCTTTGCGGCGGCGTCATCCATGTTGATTAAGAGCGTGTCTTTAGGCATCGCAGTTCTCGTCGTCGGCTAATTCCTGGTCGGAAGGCCATTGCTCAACTTCTTCATCGTATCGAGGTTCAAATTCTCGATTTAGATCGTCTTGCATTCGTTTACTCAGTGACATCAGATTCTCCCTCTTTCTCCTTCCGGGCGGTGAGCGGGGCGAGCGATGCGTTGTACCTGTCGCAGTCTGCAATCACCTTGAGCAGCGTATCCGCAAACTCCTGCGGATGGCGCAGAGGAATTATTCCGTCGCCCCTCATTGCCTTCAGACCGCGAATCCTGCGTCGGCGGCGCTCATCGTAATCGTAGACGATGTAAACGTCGTTACAGGTCGCAACCAAATGCTGGAGCTTCTTACGCGCGTTGTCGCCGTCCTCTCCCTCTCCTTTGGCGAGTGATTGCAGCAACTCAACCGCTGCGACTTTATCGATGTAACCGCCTTCGACAACTCCTGTCATTGTGCCGAATTCGGAGTTATATTCCGCGCCGCGCATTGAGTTTATTTTCTCGACGCACTCAGCGATAGCTTTGGCGCGGGCCATTGCTTCGATCCTCGTCTTCGTTTCGGTGTACAGACCGTCAGGGTCGTCCAGTAGTTCAAACTGTTCCCGCAACCGATCTACTTCTCCACTCTCAGCAGGCGCAGTGGGAGGGAAGTTCATGCAGTTAGGCCAATCGTGTCCTGCTTCTGTTCGCTGGCACGTTGGACAAGCTCTTACGCCCTTTTGAACCTCGTTTATTACGACACGGTAATCAGCCATTTTGGTTATCCCTTTCCCTTGCAGCATCGCAGGGAGTGGTGGTGTTTGATTCACGTGCTTGGCTTAGTTCGCATTCCAGGGCGCCCACTTTATCGCCGTACTTAGAGCCGTGATAGATGTCGTAGTAGTCGAAGCCGCTCAACCGCTCAATGCGTTGAGCAATGCAAGAGCCGCACATCAGGTTCAGTCTGCGTCCGGGGCTTCTTCCTGAACTTAGCCATCACTCAACTCTCCTCTCTCAACCTTTACCGCCGCCTTGCTTTCTAACTTGCTCTGCAAATTCCGGCGTCTCGGAAATGCTCAACTTCTCCTCGGCTCGTATCGCGGCATTGCATTCAGCTTTAGACCATCCGAAGTCGGAACTATCATCCGTTGGCCCAGCCAGTGCTGCCGCTAGTGCGTCTCCGGCAACCTTGGCCTCCATTTCCGTTAGTCGGAACGTGTACAGCTTTGCAGACATTCTCTCAACCTTTCCTGACGCGGGGGAGTGCGACAACTCAACCGAGCCACGCCTTGATTTGCTCTAAGTAGTAGATTGCCGCATAAAGTACATAACCCCATCCGAAAACAGCGGCTAACAACGCCCACCAGAACGAATGTCACAGCTTCCACGAGATAATGAAGGCCACTACACTGCCAGCGGAGAATATCCCGCACCCTGCACCACTTGAACTTGATTTGCTCTCGCTCATTTCTTCGCTCCGTTCTTTGGCCCTGGCTTCGTGTTGCGTTTCGTTCGCGGTCGATCCCAATAAGGGTTATTGCATTTTGCACAAGTGCGCGGCGTTTCGGTTGTGCGCGGCCACCAGTGATGACCACAGCGGAGACAATGGAGTTGTTTTAAGGTGATCGCTGTCATGTCGTGTACTTCGCCTGTAGTCGCGCTAAATCTTTGCGCTCCTGCGCCTCTCGTAGTTTGTCGATCTCAGCTTCCGCTGCCAGTCGTTTCGCTTCAAGGTCAGCCATGTATTTGTCAACCTTCGCCTCCCAATCTTCCGCAAATAACCAATCGGCAGGGATTGTGAATTCATTAAACTTGGGATGACAGTGGCAGGCATTGTTGTATTCGATGACCGCGCCGTATTCGTCTGCTGATTTCAGGAAGCCGCGATGTTTCATTCGATCTAGAATCTTCTGAGTGCGTGCGCTTGCCTGATCCATCATTGCCGTATGAGTGCGCGTCAACACGGCGAACTGATCGAACGTGAATTCGGGCAGCGCAGCGTATTCGTCATCAATCGGGATGGTCGTATTGCAAAAGTTACAGATAGCCACATCGTCTTCGTACCGCAAGTCGCACCGGTGAAATATGCATTCTGATGTACTGCTCACGTTGACTGTAATCTCCCTTCCAGGCTAACGAACTTCTGAAACGTGATTCCATCTTCAACTAGCCGATCAACGATCTGATGGATTGCAAACTTGTCGCCCGTAATTGCCATACCGCCAATGCCATCCGTGTAAACCTCGCAGCGAAGGCGCTCGGCTTGCCCGATCCAAAGATGTTTGTCTGGAGGTGTAAAAGTGATTAGTTGCATGATTTATTGCCTTTCGTTTCAAATGCGCAGTCCGTGCCTTCGCTCAAAGCTGGTTGTCCAAAAGCGCTCGTAGTCATCTCCAAAGCGCCTATCCCTATCAGCGGCATCGATCGCCTCGTGAAGAAGATCCATCGGAATCGAGTAGTCGATCTCGATCCAGCCGTCCCGCGTGGAAAAGACGCACGGCAGTTTAACGATTGATAGATAGGGCTGGGCATTAGGGAAGCGAGCGATTGTTACCGCCATTTCAGCAACGGCCTGATCCAATGTCGCTCGTGGCGTTCCTACATCGCCGTAAGAAAGTGAAAGGGATACTTGATAGCCCCGCTCGCTGACGCCAAGATCGATCTTGTGTCCGCTCAGGTTAACCACTGCGAAGTAACCCTCGGTACGCGGGTCGTAGGTCTTTGGTTCATTCTTCCATTGAGCGACGTATGGGATCGGGCCGTTTACTTGCTGCATCTTCAGTTGTTGCGTGCTCATTTAACACCCTCCCGTGTCCAGTGCGGATCTAACGCCAGCGCCAACCTGACCGCTGCGATTTCTTGTCGCTGCTTGCGATTGAAACCGCGCGAGGTTCTAGCAACCCTGTGCAACACCGTCTTGCCATCTTTGTTTTTAATTGTGATTGACATTTGCTTTGCTCCTGTTTGCTAAGGTGAGAGCAGGATACATCAACTATATCGACATGTCAATAGGTCTGAGCGAAATAGTTAGAACTATTTTCGGGGTGAGCGTGAGTGTTGCTTTTACGCCACAGTGTTGCAAATAGTCACGTTGAAAAACGAAAATCAGGCAGGTATAACAAAAGGGCCGGAGACTGGTTTAGGTTCTCGCGGCCCTTTGATCTCATTACCCTTAGCGGAGCAATGCGATTCCGTTGACAGGCAATAATATAACACGGGACGCACGGTTCTTCAAGAGTCTGAGTACCGAATAAAATCAGACTGCCTAATGTGCGCCGTACAAGGGACGGCGGTTTGAAAGGCCACGAGGGACGTGGCGGACAAAAGCTGAATTCCGGGCGCTCGGTGACAACTTCGGAACCCGGTCAAATGGTGGCGGTGAAACTCCGCTAGACAACTAAGGCTGAGTCTCAAACCTGAAATAGCGCTCATGGCATACAATCTCGCTCCGCAAAAGAATTCAGAATCCCCGCAATCTCATACCACGGGGTAAAAGTTGTAGTTTCCTCAGAATTCTGCGCCACAAAGGAACATAAGAACCTGACACGATCACAGCCTTTAATCTCTTAGTCGTCTCCTCATCCACGGGGAAGCGCATGGATTGTTTAGTCTGATAGGTGCGAGTCTCGATTTGATCGTCAATCGTCAGTCTGAGCGGTTTGGGGGAGTGGGGGGATCATTTGATTTGTCTCCTTTCAGATTAAGCTGCCCCATTGTTCGGCCATTGCGTCTTGGTAGGTAGCGACTCGTCTTATCCAGCCTAGGAAGACCCGTTCGGTAAAGTTACGCTTTGCCTGATTACACATCGCGCAGCAAGGAACCGTGTTACCCCGCTCGTAACCACGCTCAGGATCTTTACGATCCAATCCGCTGTACAGGAAACCTTCTTTGCAGTTCTTGGTTCTCTTAAGGTTTGATGGTGGTACCCCGCAATAGTGGCATGCCTGGCGAACAAGAGAGTCAAACATTTCTCGGCTAAGATTGAAGCTATAGCCCCTGGAGCGGGCGTGGCGCTTGTATTGGAGGATTAAGTGATTGATAACACAACCGTTGTTGGGTAGTTTGGTAAGAGAGCAGCGAACTTCTGCCCCGAGACAGCCGCAACTTTTAGTATTGCCACTGGTCAGCAATGAGCCTTGAACCGTTTTTACGTTTCCGCACTGACACCTGCAACGGTAATGCTTTCGCTGCCGCTGGTCGCGGTGGCTAAAAGATTCTACCGTTAATCGATAATACGTATTTCCGATCATAGTAAAGACCCCCATTGATCTGCGAAAGCTTCGGCTATTCCCTGGAAAGTACGGCTGCGTTCTCTCCACCTGTTCGGTGATTGCGGCAGGTGATGGAGCCGTTGCGCTTCTGATTTCTTCTCCGGTAGATCCACGATGTCAGTCGGTTGCAATGGTGGCAGGTTTCTGAGCCACAGGCAGGTTGCTTTACGCTCGGGATGTCCGAACTGGTAAGGCTGCACTGTCTGTGTCGGCTCACCCATGATCAGCCGCGCGTCTCGATAAGGGATCGGATTCTCGCCAACGATGCGCGGGATCGGGGAGTTGAGCAGTCTCCGAAAACTCCTCGCTGATTGTCGCATGGCCCGATAACGCGGGTAGCCGTAGAGAATATGCGACTTCGGCTTCTTCGGACGATTGAAGAACCAGCCCGCCTGGGCGCGAGTCAGATAAGTACAGGGCCAGTGAAAAATTAACAAATCCCAACCCTGATCCAACACGGTGAAAATGTCACATTGCAGATGCGGTCCAGGTTTCTCCGATGGAAGCAGATCACATGACCAGGCGTCGTGACCTCGCGCACGAAATGCGTCTCTCACGGTTCCTGAAAATTCACACCCAACTAAGATCTTGCCCATTAACCTGTCTCCGAGGTTAGTAGCAATTCGCCATCTCGGAAGCACTGGCCTGAACAAATCTCGGTATACTGGATGTCCTGTTCGTACTTCCAGGTATAATCCTCATCGGCACCTGTCTGACTGGCGTGAATTTTCCAGGCCGCAGCTATAACTTTGTCAACTTCTTCGCAAGTTTCCGCAAACGCCTCAAAGGTAAAAGTCGGTGTTTCAAACCAGGCTCTGATCATTTCTCCCCCTCCCGGCCCACAGTGGCGAGGACTGCTACTATTGACTCCATCACTGTCTGACGTGTGTCTTCACAGCTACAGCACAGCGACTGCTCGCAACTTTGCTGATTCACGAGTAATCGTCGGACCAGTTGCAGAGTATCGCGCAGCAACGGCACGGCGCGATGGTCTGAGATGATCTGCTGCATGATCGCTTTGACCTCCGCACTTCCCGCTGTACCTTTCCAGTGCGCTCGCAGTTGGAACTTATCGTCTATAGCGACGTGAGCGCCGTGCGTTTCGTCGTAGCGCCACTCCTCGCCAGTCTCCGGCGCGGGTTGAGTCAGTCGCTGCCGCCGCGCGCTGTAGGTTTCGACCCACCCGTTGCCGCCGCAGTATTCACAGCGCAAGTCTGGCCCATTGCGGCTTTGTCCCGTTCCGCGACAATCGCGGCAGTTAATCTTTTGCAATTCGTAATCAACCTTCATTGTCGTTCCCTTTCCTCGTGATGCGCGCAATCACAATCATTTACATCCCACTCACAGCCTGAGCAACGATTGTCACTACACGCTTTCGAGTAGCGCAGTTCGTCGCCGGAGTTGCGGAAGGAGAGACGACAACCGCAGGGTGGTTCGAGTCGTTCTCCTGACCAGTCCATGAGACAGCCATTGTGAACGCAGCGCGGTAGATACCCGTCGTATTGAGCTTGTGCGAGCGCTGAGCTTACATCATCTGCGGTGTAAGGATTCGACTTTGGCGGTTGCTGTCTGATGTTGTTATTCACTCAATCTCCTCACGTCCGGCAGTCAACTCCTGATCGAGATACTTCAGCATGTTCTCCACGCCGATGGTGCCGTAGTTACGAATAAGTCTCAGCATTCGTTCGTACAGGTCATCAAATTCATCATCGTCCAGTTCGGACGCGATCATCAGATTTTCTCGTGTTAGTTCTTCAGTCATTCGCTTTCTCCGTTCGTTGCATGTTGGTGTAGCGAATCTCGTATTTATCGCAGCGGCTGCAAACCCACTCGATACAGCCTACGTTGAAAATGTCTGCGTCGGTTTCCTCACGGCCCGGTTCCCGCTTTTGCCCGTCGTGCTCACAGTTCATTACCGCGCCCCTCTCGTCTTCTCCTTCAGCTAACAAGCCTCAGCCCTTCACGCTCACGGCGAAATTCAGCCCTGCGTCTCTCCTGCTCGTGCCAGCGGTCGATCTTTCTAAACTCTTGCTGAATCTCCAATCGATCCGCAGCATCAGGGTCGGTGCAGACGTACGGCTGATCCCACTTTCCAAAACTCACGTCATAGTAGAACGTCGGCACAGTGCCGTAGTCGCTGTCTTCAACTAACGTCTGCGGCTTGTGCACTTTGAAAATCTCAGCGATGATCTTCTCGATAACAGCGATGGCGTCCGGTCGATCCAGCTTCTCTGGTCCAAGGTGTTCTTTGTACCAGTACACATTGACGTGATCGACGCCAACGATAGGACCACTGAGCAGCGCGACTTCAACGGATGAGCTATGACGCCGAGTGACACTAACTTTGTAATTAGACAGTGCAGCGCGGATAGCTTTGCGTATGAGAGCAACGTCTTTTGAGTCTATGTATGGCATTGTCAGTAACTCCTTTTTGGTTAGTTGTTAGTCGTCAAATCCGTGTTTCGTGCCAGCCTGAGTTCGTCCCGGCAAATCAACGGCTCCAGCGTATTCAGGGTGCCGCCACGCACGATGAAGGAGTTAGTATCTTCAACGCTAGCAACTACTCCGAAGTGACCTTGATAGTAACCCTTCGTGATGTACACTTTCTTGCCTACCCACTTGCGCTCAGCTTTAAGTCTTGCTAGTTCATCTAGAGATTCGTGTAGTGTCGTCACTTCTATCAACTCCCTTCGTGGTTGGTGGTGAGTGCGTCAGGCTCCAAACTCCCGCACTAGTGCTACAATGCGCGATTGCTGCGTTCCCGGTTGATAAGCCAGCGGGTGTTCTATCTCAACAAGCCAGCTATCAATCAGGTCGCGTTCTTCCTTTGTCATCCGCAGCCATGAGTCGTTAATAAATCTGCCGTTTTCGTACTTCGCAAGATACAGGCAATCGCTCAAGGACTTCGGCATTGTGGACAACGCCATATAACGATCTGTGTAGATTTCCTCAATTGGTCGTAAGTCTGTGCACATCATCTCTATCTCCTCTTTTGTGTCAATTGTTAGACCATGAATGCAAACTCTTCCGCGTTGACATTCTGCGCGTCCGGCGTCTCTGAAATCCCCTTGAAGTGCGCGGCCAGATCTTCAATTGTTAGCCCTTCAAGGTGAGACATTAGCTCCGGTGCGGATACGACTTCGCCCGCCTGATCAATTACAAAGTGGAACGGGTAGAAGTACCATTTTGAGCCTAGATCGTTTGCGTAGCTCCAGGCGTCGTCAGTGTTTTCAAATTGTGGTGACTCAGTTTGGTAATCGCCGTCAAATGCCATTACGATTAGTTGGTATGTCATCATCTTCAATCTCCCTTCAGCAAACAATTGGGACTATGCTCGCGCTTTTTCACCTGCCGCGAATCCTTGCCAGTAATCTCGTTCCTGCGCGAGCGTTGTCGAAACCTTGCACCATCGTTTCGCGGCGTATCTCGACATTCCGCCTTGCGCGTGTTCGTAGCCGACTTCTGCGTAGTCTTGCATCAGGCGGTTGTTGTATTGTTCCTCTGTGAAATCTCTTTGTTGTTCGTTATCCATCTCGTTTCCAAGCCCCTTTCATCGAAGCGGGCACCAATATAAACCCGCTTTAGGTTTCTGTCAATAGGGTAAGTGAAAATAGTTAGAAAATTATTCTAGACAAAAGTTATTGACAGATAATCCCGGTTTGGCTTATAGTGGCGCACGTTATGGCAACCGTACCTAAAGAGGTGAGTCGATATATGGCTGAGATAGGCCGCAAGGGTGGCAAGATCGGCGGTAAGGCGACTACCAAGCGCAAGGCTGACGCAGCTCGCGCAAACGGTCACAAAGGCGGACGACCAAAGAAAACCCATGAAACGCAGTGAGGGAAGGATAGGTGAGCGAAAAATGAGAGTATTCCATAGCGCCGCCTGTCTTAACGGCCATGAGTTTGACGACGAGGATCTACTTGACATTGAGGCATTCGAGCGTCACTCCTGCCCACATTACGTCAACGGCAAGCGTTGTGGCGCAAGTCTTTCTATTCAGTACCTGAAGATAAAGTTAATACCGCGCCAACCATCGCAGAACGAGGAAAAATGACCGACCCTGAATTACTGTATCCCTTATGGCGCTTTCACTTGTGGCGCGTTGGCTTTGGTTCTTACAGTGAAATTGAAGCGGCGGTAGAAAATGGAAGATTACAGGTATTTACCTGTACGGACTCAGATTGTGATTGCAATTGGACTAAGATTGACACGCGCCACCCGCGCCGGAGTGAGAGAGGGGAATGAGAGAATGTTCGACAAATTAACCACACTGAAACAGACTAAAACCGAACAGGCCATCATGCGGGCTATAAGCACGAAGCCTGATGAATGGCTCAACTGCCACGGAAGTTACCTTCCTGAAGCTCTCGCGTTACAAGCGAAGGGGCTAATCACCACGAGAATGCAGGGCGAACAGTTACAGGTTCGATGCTCGTAAGTCACACCCCGCACCGGAGCAATGAAGGATGAGTGAGAGAATGAGCGCAGGTTTGAAACAGGTACAACCGCTGCCGCCGATTTCCTGTATCGTCGGTTGCTATCAACTGCACTTATACTGCGTTAACGGCTGCGACGATCTCTACTTACCCGTTGAGTATACTGGCGCAACAGGCGGGCAATGTCGCGCAGAGGCTCGTCGGGACGGATGGCTAATACGGGTAAGTCAAAACTATGCAGTATGTCCTAAGTGTCGCAAGAAGTCCGCCCAACCACAGGAGCAGGAACGATGACTCCGTAAATCCTCTATTTACTTTTCCTCACCTAGCAACGCATAATCCCTAACCGATGCGCGGCAAGAACCATTCGCCTGAAGTGCGCGCCCAAGTTATGGCGGCGCTGCTCGCAGGCCAAGGCGTGATGGAAGTTGCAAGTCAGTATAACCTTGACGCCTCAGTAGTTAGCCGCTGGAAGAAGACACTTCCAGACGCGCAGTTGCAAGTAGTTGCAAGTAAAAAGGGCGAGCAGTTAGAGGCCTTACTATTTGATTATCTCACCGAAACGCTGATCACGCTAAAGGAGCAGGCGACGCTAGTCCGTGAAAGGGAATACGTCATTAAACAACCCGCCGGCGACCTTGCCGTTCTGCACGGCGTCATGGCAGATAAAGCGGTTCGACTTCTCGAAGCAGCCCACCGCGCCACATCAAGCCAACAAGAACAACAATCCGAGTCTTGAGGATTTCCAAGCGTTTATCAAGGTCGCCAACCCGCGCTTTAAGTGGTATCCGCACTGCATCAAGATCGCTAACGTACTCATTCGGGTGGCGCTAGGAGAACTAAACCGAGTTATGATCTTCGCCCCGCCTCGACACGGTAAGTCAGAGTTGTTATCCCGCCTTTTCTCAGCGTATTACCTGACTCTATTCCCCGAACGTTGGGCGGGTATCAACTCATACGCCGCTGAACTGGCTTTCACTCTCTCCCGTAACGCGCGCGATAACTACCTTAGCAGTGGCAGTGAGATGCGGGAATCAGCTCGAGCAGTGAAGCATTGGGAGACTGATCAGGGCGGTGGACTGTGGTCTGCTGGCGTTGGCGGTCCGATCACGGGTAAGGGTTTCCATCTCGGCATCATAGACGACCCAATTAAGAATGCAAAAGAAGCATTATCCGAAGCGGTTCAGCGCGATCACCAGGATTGGTATCCATCAACGTTCTATACGCGTGAAGAACCGAGAGGCGCCATCGTGCTACAGGCCACTCGCTGGAATCAGCTAGACCTTCCCGGCTGGCTTCTAGCTCAGGAGGCAGGGGAAGAGCCAGAGCACTGGCATATTGTCTCTCTGGAGGCGATCAAGGAAGAGAAGTCGATAGAGATTCCGCGCACTTGCACACTGGAACCAGATGATCGTGCGGTTGGGGAAGCCCTTTGCCCCGAACGATATCCAATTGAAAAGCTAAGGAAAATCCAGCAACGTATTGGCCCGTACTATTGGAATGCTCTGTATCGCCAACGGCCCGCCCCGCGGGAGGGTGGGCTGTTTAAGCTCGCAGATCTGGCACATGAAGTTAGTGCCGTGCCAGTTGAAGCATCTCGCGTGCGCTATTGGGATCTCGGAGGGAGTGATAGCACCAAGGCTGACTATTCCGTAGGCTGTCTCATGGCTGAACACGCGGGGATTTTCTACGTGGAAGACATGCAGCGCGGACAGTGGTCTCCTCGAGATCGCAACCAGAAGATGAAGGACACGGCACAATCCGATCTCAACAAATACGGAGTTATTCCCACCTGGGTTGAGAAAGTGCCGGGGCTTGCTGTAGAGGTCATTGCAAACATTATTCGTGACATGGCGGGGTTTAACGTTCATACTGAGATGGCGAAAGAGGACAAAGCGACCCGCGCTGATCCCTTTGCCAGCCAGTGTGAAGGACAAAACGTAAGAGTACTCAAAGCAGACTGGAACATCGCGTTTCGTAATGAATTAACCGCTTTCCCGCATGGTGATAATGATGATCAGGTAGATGCTGCAAGCGGGGCGTTTTCCAAGCTTGCTAATGTCCGCGAACTGGAGATGTTCTAAATGGCTGAATTCAGTCTCATCAACCGTATTTCCAGGGCTTATCATGCTTTAACTGAGCAGAAAGCCGCCTCTCCTGCGCCGGACTTCGCCCAAGTCAACTCCTACGATAACTTCACCGATTACCGCTTTCGTCACTGGTCTCCAGCACAAACGGTTGATTACAAACGTGAAGTCGGCAACCTCGACGGACATTCCCTTGTCGCAGCAGTGTTCAACTATACAGGAACACGACTACCCGAAGCTAAACCCGTCATCAGGCGCACAAATGAGGATGGTGATACGCAGATCGACCCGAATCACGCCTTGGCCCAACTCATCCGCCGCCCAAACAAGCATCACATTTGGGCTAATTACTCGCAAGCGGCCTCGATTGACTGGTGGATCGATGGTGGAGTCAGATTCAAGAAAGTTCGTGACGTAGGCGGGCAACTAATCGAACTATGGCACATTCCTCACTATATGATGAGACCACGCTGGCCAGGGGATGGAGGTTCACCGGAAGTTCCACGTGAAACATCACTCGATCCGTTCCTGTCGCACTATCAATTCGACGTTCCCGGCAAGGCTTCGGTGCTGTGGCCAGCGAATGATGTGTTACATCTAAAACGCGGTCCGCTTGGTGAAGATCGGCGCACTCGTCAGCCCTTCGCCCCACTTGTCAAGGAATTGTACGGTGACGACAAGATGGCGCAGTTCACCGCCGCGATCATGCGCAACATGGGCATTCAGGTGCCGGTGATCTCTCCGAAGGACAGGGATGTCAGGGTAGATGCAACCAAGGCCGCAGCAATGAAAGAGGGCTGGATGCGGAAGACGACGGGGGATCGGGCCGGGGAGCCGATTGTCCTATCTGAGCCGATTGATTTTGAGAAGGTAGGGTTTAGCCCTAAAGAGCTGGATCTAACGCAATTAAGATTGATTCCCGAGTCGCGCGTTTCTGCGGTCACGGGCATCCCCGCAGCAACATTGCAACTGATGGTAGGCCTGGTCAATGGTACCGCATACGCATCGTCTGAACAGGCACGTCAACAGGGCTACGAAGAGGTTGTAATTCCGATTCAGCAAGTTTGGGCAGAGGAGATTAACTGGCAACTTAAGTCTGAATACAAGGACCTTGATGATGCCGAGTTCTGGTTTGATACCTCAAATGTCCGCGTACTGGAAGAGGATAAGGACGCACTCGTGAAGCGTGAATCCGAAGTGTTCCGAGCAGGTGGAACGACCATTGATCAATTCTTCACCGCGATAGGAAAGAAGCCAATTGGCCCGCCGTTGGGTGATGTTCGTATGGTGCCGGGAATAGCGTCTCCAATGTCACCGGAGAGGTTGATTGAGATGGCCTCCGAACCGCCGAATGAGACACCATTGACTGCTCCGACTGCGCCAGTGGATCAAGAAGCATTGGCTAAACTGCTCGACATTGAGCGACTGTTTGAGGGACTTGAGCGGCAGATGAAGGGATTCGAGGTGAGAGGATGATCGTTTCCTTGTATCAAGAT